CGTGATGAGAGAGCGCAATCCAAGGTATTTGCTCTGAATCTCCTGCGCCACCAACACCGTACTGAGGGCAACAGCGCCGGTGGAGAAAGTGATGGTCATGGCCGGGAACACCGTGCCATTGAGCAGTGTCACCAACTGCGCCGCGGTGAGCGGAGACGCACAGCCACCGAAATTTCCCACGGTGGAACTGACCACTGCCCCCGTGACGGGATCGCGCATCCGTACCGCCAAGTCTTGTCCGGTCAAACTGGCGTAAGACGTGATGGGCGAGATGAGAGAAGCCGGATCGCCACGCAACGGATTCCGGCTTGTCACGGACGGGTGCTGCGGATCGTACTCAAAGAGCTTCAACGTCTCCTTGATGTTGTCGGACACAGATTCGCCAACGTAGGCCGTGTCAGTAATTTGCAAGACGTTGGTTTGAGAAAGCGTCACCGGAGTCGGGGCTTCATGGGGAAGCGCCATCGCACGGGAAGGCTTGTTTTCCGCGGCTTCAATGCTGTCATAGAGGTTGTCGTACCCGCGGCGGGCTTCCACCACTTCCCGTGAAGAGCCGAAGTATGGGTCACGCAGGTCGGTGATGTACGCCGTGACAAGAGTGGCGTCGGCTTGCGGACGGGAAAGTTCCGCCAAAGCCACGCAATAATGCGTCTGTCCGTTCCCATCCTGATAGTAGCTCTCCGTCGCCGTGGGATCACTCGCCCACGGGAGGCCGGGGCGCGTGTACGCCGGGTCAGCCAGTGTCCCAAGCACATCGTTTCCCGATCCGTCCTTGTTCTCGCGCACCAACACCTGCTGTCGAATCACCATGCGCCGCGCCGCTTCGTAACCACCGGCGATGGGATGCAGAAGCGTGGAGTCTTCCGCGGAGTCCATTTCCCCCACGTACACATCCAAAAACACCAAGTCACGGCGTCCTTGTCCGGCTCCACCCGCAATGGGCGTGGACGGCATGATGCGGTAGAACTCCCCGGCAGACGCAAAAAGCGTCATGTCCGTGCCGCCAAGATCAACCACCGTGATCTGCGTTTCCGTGTTGGAAAGAATCTGGTACGTGTGTGCACCCCCCACGGGCACGGACGGAACAAGCGTCATGCCCTTGAGGGAGTTGACCACGAATCGAGCGTTGGTATCGGTCAAGACCAAGGGGGCGAGCGCCGTGCTCCGATGGTGAAGCGCCCCAGCGATGTATTCCCCGCCACCCGTAGTCGGCCCCGTCCAGGCAAATTCAATGCCCTCTTTTCCCGCCGTGGTGGTCGTGCAGTTGGAGATGAGGGCGCACAGACCGCCGATGAAGAGCTTGGCATAGGTCTCAGGGAGCGCCGCTTGCGCGTAGAAGCCGTCTTCCCAGCACCCGCGGACCAAGAAATTGTTGGTGGTCGCAGTCGGAGACTGAATGATTTGAAACGCCTTCCCCACCGCCTGCGCGGGAAAGGCCGACTGAATCATGCGCTGCAACCGTCCCACCAGAGCCACGGTGGAATCATTGCAGTCAGCGTCCATGATCTTCTTGCCTTGCTGGAAAAGCGCACCAAGGAACTGTTTGCGCTCGGAAAACAAGTCCTGCGAGTAGTCCCCGTTGAACGGCTGTTGCATGATTCTAGGAGCCATTTTCACTTACTCCTTCTTGGTCAGGCAGTTTAGCCTTAGCCCGGAAGTCAGTCAACGGAAATCTCAAGATTCGTGAAATCCCACGGGGGAATGTCATTCACCAACGGTGCCCCCACCCATGTCCGCCCACCCCAAGAAACGATAGCAATGCCATTCGGTACACCGGTCGAAACAACGGGATGCTCTATCCCATATATTCCATCAATAGTGGCAGAAATTAGCTGGTCATCCAAATCCCACGCAACGAAAAGCGTATGCGGATTGCCGTCCGCCAAAGCACCCACCGGAATTATTTGATAAGAGCCGGGAAAAGAGCCCCCTGGTATGGGACCAACGGTGAAAACAAAACTGCACACACCACCCGAAGTCACCGCAGTAAGCATGGCTAATCCATTAGAGAAACCAAAATTATCCACACGACACGCCAAGGAAATCGGGCAATAAAAAGCCGTATCGCCCACAGGAACCGCCCCCAGCATCGTCGGACCGGGAAAACCTACGGGGAGTACAAAATCCAAAGTAAACTCAAACCTACGATGCCCATAACCAGCGCAAGCAAAATCAAATACTCCTTGCAAAAGAGACGGACTCGATCCCGGACTCCAACCGGAAGGCAAATCCGGCACCCCGCCACGAAGATAATGCACCCCCATGATCTCATGCTTGTCAAAGGGAATCACAGGCGGAAGGGAAATGGGTGGAACCGTGTCCGACCACCACCCGTGCTTCGACGTAACCGACGTAACCGGACCATTGGGCCAACTTCGCAGGTCATCCACCAGGCTCATCGGGGGAAAAGGACGATCCCGAAACTCCATGTGCAGCGTCCCCGGCGCTCCATAGCATTGCAACCACCACTGCAAGGCATAGAACTGTTGCAGCCCCGGAAGCTCAAACCATTCCCCGTGCGTTTGTGGGTCCAACGGATCGCCAAGCCACGTTTGCCGAAACACCCATAGGTGTCCGGTATCTTCGGCCACAATCCCCTCGTAGTCCCAAGGCCAACACGGGAAATACACGCCAACGTCAAAAACGAAAACAACGGCCCGCTCAAAGCGCGCCCACCCCGGATCGGCACCCACCGGCACTAAAAATAGCTGTCCCACCTGATCTATAGTCGGCTCGGTAGTTTGCGTTGCCGATACCACGGTCCAAAAAGCTCCCCGCCTTGTGGGGGTCAGCTTCGGCCTAAACTCGGACGGACCTAGTTCGGGGTCGGCCATCGACGTGACCAAGAAAGGGTTTATGTCGGCAAAAAGCTCCACGCCTTTGAAGTGATGTACGTTTTCCGGGTCGGTGTGCGTCATGTAGAAACCGCAGTCAAGCTCTGTTCCGGTTTCTTCCGGGGAAGGCGTCACCACGGCAAACATGGCCTCGTTCATGTAGGCTACGTTGCTCGCAAAGGGTTTCAAATTGAAATCATACCCCGGACCAAGCCAGTTTCGGAAAGCTCTCCCGATCTCATCCCACCGGCCAAGAATGGGATAAAAGTGACTCAGATTCAAGACGAGAAATCGCTGCAAAGATACCGGCAGGGCGTCGTAGTGTTCATATCCCACCAAGGCACCAATGTTGGGCACAAGACGCAAATCGGTGGTGTTCACCCGCATCAAGCTATTCCGCTGCCAGTCAATCAACCCCTTGGCTGTCCCAATAGGCAAGGTGAAAAGTTTGAGAAACCGCTTTGCCGCAGGCTGCATCATCCCCGGATCGGTCTCGAAGTTGAACCTCTCATCAAACTCCAACTCCTCCAAGGTCTGAGTTGACAGGGCTTTGGTCACGGACTTGGAATCCTGCGCCCGGTCAAACAAATCCAAGAAGGAGTAGAGGTCAAGACGCTCCTTATCCACAAAGGGGCACCAAAGACCTGGCGATCCAGTAAGGTCTTGCAGGTAAGCACCAAATTCACGAAAACACCATGTCGTCGGAAACGCAAGCGTGTTGAAAATAGAGCGCATGAGGGGACTGGTACAGAGAGGGGACACCACGGACCACCTGCGAGAAGGCATCTCATACACCCAAGCCCCGCCGGTGTACGTGGCAATTTTCGGAGATTCGGGATGGGACGCATCCAGCAAATACCTGTCCCCATCCACCGGAGCCATCGGAAGAGTGCCCACAACATCCAAAACCGGCGTCTGCGGAACAAGCTCCACCGTGGGACGGTTATCAATGGGAAAGATTGCCCCATGACCGAGGCATTCCAGTAGGGGATCGCCACTGCCCAGGTTCACTCGATACAAACCGTAGTAGTACATGACCCCATCTTGGCACCACACATCGGCAAAAGAGGTCACGCCATAGATCATCGGAAACGCAAAGGAATTTCCAAAAGTGCCATCAGCATCTTCCGGCCATGCAAATTCAGTACGAACCACAAGCAGTAGTGGTTCGTTGGTCGGATTGTCCCACTTGCACACCACCTGTGGACCTTCGTACCCACGTTCCACCCGGAAGTTGAACGCCGCCAACACATCGGAAGCTGCCATACCGGGAGCAAACTCAAGACTCACACCCGGCGGGGACCACCCCACCCCCTCTACGCCAACGGGAACACCGGCACCGAGCGTAAACGCACCGGACACCAAGGATGCGCCTTCCAACCCATCCTCATAGGAAAATCCGCGCACCCGAACCAAACCGTTATTATATCCACGGACCACGAAAACGGCCCGGTAAGCCCCCCACGGCTGATACATTGGACCGGCAACCAACGTCGCCATGTCCACCGTAATATCTGGATATCCCCGCAAAGGTTCCGAAGGAATCGCGTCCACGATCAACTCGCCATTGAGAGGAACGTGGGTGGGAGTGACTTTGATGATGAAGGACGGAACACCCATCACGCACCGCCTTCCATTGTATAACTCAGGATACCGCCAACAGCCATCTCACCGGTCAATATCCTCACCGTATCAAGCTGCGGAGACACTCGAAAACGAAAACGATCTCCCGAAGCCGGGGGAGTACCGCCGGAAGGCACCGTGATGGAGAATTGAACTTCCCCATCTGCCGACACATAGGACTTCCCAACAAGCCCCAAGTCGGATTGCAGGATTCGCGGTCCGCCAATATCCTGTCGATACACCACGAACACCGTGGGACTGGTAAACAGGACTTCCCAATAGGCGTGCCGTGTGTGCTCCGTGGTAACGATGCTTGAGAAGACGGGAGTGCCCACCGCCTGAATGGTCTCCACCATCGGACGAAGCTGAAACCGCGTAGTGGTGGCGTAATCCACCCCTTCCAAATCCCCCACGTCGTCTTCCCACTTCGATAAGTTGGCGTCCCCCTGCACACGCCCGGTCAACCCAATCTCGCGGGTGGTCACGTCGAAGTAGCTCTTCAAGAAGGTAGCAAGCTCCCCCTCCACGGCATCCCGCCGCGCTCCGGGGAGCAGGTAGAGCGTGGTGACGATCTCCACCGGCATGTACCGCACCAGCATCGCTCGCACACTATCCGTGCCCATCTTTTTGCCGAGCAGAGCATTGGTCACAACCGTTGCCAATGCCTGCTGCGAAAGCTCCTGCGTTGCCAGAACGGTGTACCCAAACGGATCGGTACCGCCAAGTGTACCCGCTCCCACCGTAGGATGCGGGGCAACATACACGGTCCAATGCCCCGGCTGCGTCACCAATGCAAGCGATTGCACCACACCGGGAATGCTCTCCGCCAACGCTTCCAGATCGCCAGCGGTCACGCCCCTGTCATTCGCCTTGAAGGCCCGTGGGATGCGTCGCCGGGCCACTTCAATATCCTCTTCCTCATCCCCACCTTCCGCCGGATTCGGATTCGTACAAGATACGGAGATGGGTATGCCACCGGACATGATGGTGGAGACCACGGTACGAATGGTGTTCTTGGGGACCGAAGAAAACCGCCCCCCGCCCTGTCGCCACGCCGCCTCAATCACCGCAAGGTTGTCGGGGATCAATCCATACCCGGAATCAGCCGTACCGTTGCCGAAGCAAACATACACCCGTCCACGCTCATCCCGTGTGTACGTCCAGTTGGTCCCATTCGGCTCCGCCAAGCCCAGGCTCGCAATATAAGTCCAAGGCACCCCGTCCACGGTAACGGTAATACCCTCATCAAGTACATCGTCCGTATCCGCCACAAGGAAGCTCTGCCATTCCTGTCCGTTGGACGTGCCGATAGTGCCGGAGAAAGTACGCCCCGCCGCGGCAAGCACGTCTTCCACACGAGTATCGCCCGCCAAGATCGTCACATCCTGCCGGGTCTCAAAATAAACCGCCGGAGTGACCCCCTGCGTCGTCAAGAGAGTGCCGGTGGGTATCGAAGTATCCGTAGGCTGCGCTGGAATGTCGAAAGTCATATTGGCAACCGCCGGAGCCTTGCCCAAAAGCCTCTGTCCCACCAGCGCGGCCAGCGCAATCATGTTTCTGCGACCAAGAACATCGGTGATGAGATTTTCCTTCACCCCGCGGTCGGCGTAAAAGTGCAAAACATCGTGCATCCCCGCAAAAAGCTGTAAAATCACAATGCCGGGATCAGATGGAGAGTGGTCCGTCCACTCTTCGATAAAGGCGCTGATTCGCTCCACCGCGTCGTTGCGGATGGCTTGGTAGTCCCGGCTCGTATAATCAAGGGAAGGAAGTCTCCACGATTTCGTCATCGCTGCACCACCCCAATCTGCACTTCTCCGAGCAGGCTGGTGCCTTTCACGGAGTACGCCACATGCACAAGGAAGGCGTATTCTTCATCATCGGACGCTTCGCCCCACGCCTGTTGCACCACCACGCGGGCATCGCTAGACCAAATCGCCAAGCTCGCGTAGGACGCCGCCAGCGCCCACACCCAATCCTCATTCGTCTCAAACACAAAATCCGGCACCAGAGACCCGTAGCCGCCGTCCATAAAGCGCGTCTTCTGCGGCGTGAGGGCAATTCGATTCATCACCTGCGCAATGGTCTGCCTGCGCTCTTCGTTCGTCGCGGAAATCACTTCACGGGTGAAGGTCTGAGGACCGTCCCCAATTCCGGCATCCCCTACCACCTTGACCCGTGTTCTAGCGGTGAGATTCAGCCCACCCCCATCGAAGGACATGGGACTTTTGATTCCCACACCAACAGGATCGTATGGAGTTTGCCGAATCATTCCTCAAAAAGCTCCCTGTAATCCGTGGACAACGTAACACCCAAGAGTGCCACCAACGCTAAATCGTTTTCAATCCCCGTCATTCTATGCTCTAAGTCAGCCGGATTCAACTTCTTTATCTGCTCCCGCACCACATTCGCACGAACCGTGAAGGCATAAGCCAGATCAGGTGCAATCGCTTGCACCAAACGCGCCGCGTGTTCCAAATCGGCCAGCAAACTCCGAGCGTCCTCAATGCCCTTCCGTCTGCGCTCCACCTCCGCCTGTAAATCAAAAAGCCGCTGCCGTTCCTTGGCAACCTCTGACTTGGAATACACGGCTCTCAAGTCGGAGAGTGCCCGCAAAATCGTATCCCTCTCAATGCTGGTGAACATCCCACTCATTGTGGATCACGCCCCGTGTAGTCCGGCGGCACAATCGGCTCATCCTGCCGCTCATTCTCAAGATTTTCCTCATAACTCGATCCGGGGATAGGCTCGCCTTCGCCACTGAAAAGCAACTGCAAGGGAACGATGCCCGGCCCGCCGGTGTAAAGCACCACCGAGCAACAAAGGGCTTTCTCAAACTGCGGAGCGCCTTTGGCAGAGCGAAGACCATTGATAAATCCACTATTTCCTTCCGCGGAATTGATAGCACACGCGCACAACTGAGTACCGGAAAAGACGTTTCGGATCAAATCGGCCAACTCCGCCAAAGTCTCTGCAAGCCTGCGGATTCTATCAACCTTTCTGACCAAAGCGTTTATCATATCCTGAATAAATTTCGCAATATCTCCATTGGGACGGAGCAATTCAAGCATGTTCGCCAACGCCTGCAATAACTGTCCGAGTGGCGGAAAAAGGTCTTGAAAAGTAAATCTCCCCAGCCAGTTCGGGAAGGCCCCCGGATTGCGAAAACTAGCGGGAAGCTGCGGCTTCCAATTTTCCCAATCCACCGAATCCCATTCGTCCACCGCTTTGCCCCAAAGTGCTTTGAAGGCATCCGACACAATAGCCGGTTGAAGAATGCCCCGGAGATCGGAGAGGGCAAAGATGTCAGAAAGTTGCCGTACCATCTTCAAAAACAGGGCAAGCTCCACGGAATAGGCGAGAATCACTACCCCAAAGGTCGCCGCCGTCTCGGAAAACCGCGGACGATAAGGGTCATGCACGTCATAGAATCCGGTGGAGATGCGGGAAAGCACGTCACCGAAACTCAGCAACATATTTGACTGTCGGCTCCACGATTTCCGCTGCTTGGCAATAGCCACAAGGTCAACATCATTCAAGGAAGCAGCAGCAAGAAGGTCGTCATCAAAAATCGTCCCTTCCCAATTCTCTTCCGCCGCCGGATTGAAGTCGGAGAGTTTCAAGTTATTCGGATAATCCAAAAAGACGTAGATGCCCGCATTTTTCAGGTCGAGAAGAAAATTTTGAACCATCGTGATGAGAGCGTTCACAATGGCAGAGTAGGCGTCAAAAAGAGCCTGCGCCATGTCCGCGATCAACTGCAAGAAAGCCGCTTGCGCTTCCAAAAAAGTAGCCACCGCGTCCAACCCGTCCGCCCCTACGTCCAAAATGGACTGCAAGGCAGGCGGCAGTTCGAGATGCAGCGTTACCCATTGGCCGTTAGCGGACATTCTTCAATTCCTCAAGCGTCGGCACGTTCACCTTCGTCCCCGGCGGCAAAAAATGTTGCGCCAGCATCGCTAAGCCATGCAACTGCACCACCGCTTGTTCAAGAATCACTCTCTCAGCTTCCTTGGCCTTCCCCGCCAAGTCAACGATTCGCTGCCCGAATTGCGTATCGGCCAGCCCCTTCCACTCCGGGAGCGTCCCATCCGGGGTGAAAAGCCCTTTCACGCCGTCCGCAACTTCCTCAAGCAGTCTATCTCCGTCTTTTTCCTTCATACCAACGTCACCGTTTTCGATTGAGTAGCCGTCACCAGACTGGCCACAGACGTTGAAGGCACGATGGGTACGGTCGTCGGAGCCCCAAGATTTCCCGTGTGCGTGTGCGTGTCAAGCCACGTAAAAAGAGCCGTCATCAAGGCCACAAACTCAATCCCAAGCACTGCCGGATTAGCCGCGCCAGCCACACCAAGAAACACTTTCCCCACAATCGTATTCGTCGGCGCAGTCTGCACTACGCTCGCCGCAGTAATGGTGAACGCAGCCGAAGCCGTGAGCGTCATGGCCGCACCAGCCGTCACAGTCACCGCCGCACTCGCCGTAAGAGTCGCCGCGGCTCCTGCCATGAGAGTGAGCGCGGTACCGGACGTGATGAGAAACGCCCCCGCCGTCGCCGTGAGAGCGATGTTCCCGACAATGGCGGTAAGAGCGTAGGCAGTCACTTGCCCGTTCTGAAAGTCGGCGTTGGCAACGGTCACGTTCATGGCACCGGTCACGGCAATCTGGTATGCCCCCATAACACCAAGATTGCATGGACCGCCACTCATAATGCTCAGGGCACCGTAACTCAGGTTGGCAAGACCGCCCACATCCTGCGTCCACCCGCCTTCGTAGGTCTGAATCAAGCTCCCATTGACCGTCTCGGTAATGTCCCCACCGACAGTGAGGATGTACGCCGTGCCGATCTTAGTGGTGACAGAGGCGTTGTAGTAATACTCCGCGGGAGCACCCACCACGGCTTTCAATCCGCCGCTCACCATCTCAACCTTGCTGCCCTTCAACCACCACGTACTGACACCAAAAGCCTTGAAATTATACTGCCCGCCCGGTCCAAACTCCCAATACGCGCCGGTGTCGTGATAGGCTTGAAGGCGCTCTTTTTGGGGAGTCCCATCCACTTCAAACATGGTAGAATTGACCCGAAGGGATTGCACGTATCCATACTCCGGCTGTGAAGAAGTAGTAGGCTCCAAGATGGTGTTGGTGCCTTCCACGTCTTCCACATCCACGGCATCCCCACCCTTGCCGCCGCACATCTCCGTGGTGTTGTCATCCTCCGCCAGCGCATTCCCCGGTGCAGCCTGTGAACCGTCCTTGCCGGACGGAGTGTACCCGCACACAATCGGAAGGTCGGGGTCTCCCTGCTCAAACTCCACCCACACCTGCGAACCAGCGGGGGGAATCTTCACGTCGCTTCCGGGCAGGGAAAGCATGGCCCACGGGGAAGGAATCTCATCGTACACATCAGGGACAAGACACTGTACCCGGCACCCTTTCGTGGGATCGTCCACACGCACTACTCTCCCACGGTACTTGCCGAGAAAGTAGGTGCGACCGTCTTGTGGATTCACCCATCTCATTTTTTGATCTTCTTCCTCTTGGCAACCGCTTCCCGCTCATTACGATAGAGCGTCAACGTCTGTTTGTACGTGGAATCGAAGTTATGAACGATTTTCTTGATGAACCACGTCCCATTATCTTCGGGCGAAAGCCCGGCTACGTCCACCAAACCCGCGACACTCAAGGCGGCGTTGCCCCACGTCACCACCTGCAACTCATAGTTATTCACGGCATTCTGCACAAAAAGAATATCGCGCATGGCACTCGCCTGATCGTTGCTCCGCTGAATCAAACCCACGCGACCGGGAACATTTGGAACCAAGGAGTAGGGCGGCAACAAAACGCTATCAGAATCCTCTCCGCCTTGAAAATTCGGGCCACGCAGCATGGAGAGCAGTTTATACCGGGTCACGTCCGTCGCCTGAAAAGACGGTTTCTTGGTGGGATCGGTGACAATAGGACGCCCTTCTTCCGTGCGCACGCTGCCCGCCGCAATCAGGTCATTCATAATATCGGAAGAGAAACCGCCCGCGGAAAAATCAATCCCGGCAATTTTCGGCTTCCCACCCCGCGCCTGATCCGTCTTCGCCTGTGATCGTGCGGAGATAATGGAGCCAACTTCGGGAAAAGGCGGCGAGAATTTGAGGGTGTTCTTCGGGTCAGTCCGATGATCCACCACAACTTCTTCTTCTTTCTTGAAGTAGAATTTCCCCTCTCGGATTCCCCATACATAATTCAACTTCTCCGCCCACCGCTTCGTGAACTGCACTGCCGTTTCATTCGCCAACATGACTTCGGGAAAAGTCTCATCCGTGGGCGTCACGTCGGTCTGATACCCCAAGGACTGCCACAGATCGGCAACCGCTTCTGCGATGGTGCAGTTGACAAACTTGTAAGAGATGGGTTGAAGCTGATTCACGATTTGATCCGACCGGAGCCGCAGATTCAAGGACGTACTCTCTCCGTACTGCCGGTCAGGATTCACAATGACGAAATCCCCAAAATCTCTGGCAACGTACCCGTCAAACATCGAAATGGCGAGCCTATGACCCTCTGAAAAAAGCACCACTTCCTGCATAGCATAGTCGTAGTTGAAAACGGAAACCGTCGCCATCACGTCTTTCTTCTTCGCCCCATGCTCTTCCTCAATGGACACACCGGACACAATGCCGGAAATATCCATTGATCCGTTACGCCCCGTCTTCTCAGGAAGAGCGAAAACGGAAAGCCGGAGCGCATGGCGCATGAAGTCACCGGTGCGGTGCTTGCTTGAAATGGTAGTAACCATCGACTCCGCCACTACGCACCCCCAAGCCGCTGAAAATCGGCATAGGACGGAATCAAAAGAGGCGTGCCCGGTGCCAAAAAGAACGGAAAACCGAAAATCTTATTTACTTCCGCGATAATCCACCACAACGTCGAATCCTTGGCGAAACGGAAAGCCAGAAGGTCAAGACGGTCCCCGTCCTGCGTGGTGTAGATTTGCGTAATCGTGACATTACCGATTGCCGGGCGCGTATAGAGATAAGGACGCTCCTTGGTGATCCCGTTACGCTCTGAAAGGATAGGAACCACCAGACCACCCTTGTACCGCGATGTGGAATATACCGGCATGGCCTACCTCGGAAACAGAGCGTGTCGTGTTAGTTCGATCTCAGCGGTTGCCCTGCGCGTCACCAGCGTCTTCTTGTCAAAAAAGCCCCGTTTCGTGGTCAACTTCGTAATCCGAACAATCATGGCCGGGCCACCGGGCGAAGATTGATACTGCGCACCGGTCCCAAACTGCGACTCTCCGAACCAAAAGAGCAGAATCCGCGGAGAAAGGCCCATGTACTGATCCGTCGCCTGTTGTGTCTCCGTAAAAGAGTGCAGAAAGGCCAGAGCCATCTCCACCCGGTTGCCAGTGTCCGGCATCCCTTGGGGAGCCGGGGGCCGGGTATCCTTTGCAGGCACCGCACCGGGCTTCGTGTACGACTCGCCAACCTCATTGAAAAAGAGCGTGAAAGCCAGCTTGAAACTCTTTCCCGCACCAAAATTAGCCAAAGCATCATCCGCGCCGGGAATGACGATCTCCGGCCACTCCATCTCTTTTGTCTCAGTGATCTCAGGCGGGTTGTACTGAAACACCAATCGCACATTGGGGTCGTCATACGCCGCCAAAAAACCCTTGGCAGGACCACGATTCAGTGCTCCCAAATTGTTCTTAGGTGTCTGCGTTGTTACAGCCATTGCTTACCCATTTCCGGTGGCACCAGCGGCATTAGCGTTGAACTCATTGACCGTTTCAGCCAACACACGCTGATCCACTTGAAGAGTGGTCTTGATTGTGCCCTCAAGTTTTTTTGGCATCCGCTCTATCATGGTGTTCATCCCACTCGTAACGGCATCGGCCACAGCGTTTCCGGTGCCGCGAACGGGGGGAGTACCCGGACGACCACCCGGAGCGCCAGCAGGCGGAACCTTCTCGCCGGGCAACGCCTCAAGACGAAACGGAGCTTCATAGGGAAGGTCTCTACCGGACAAAAAGGATAACAGCTTACGCACGGCTTCGGCCCGCGCTGCCATTTGCTCCGGCGTCCCACCCGCGGTATTTGCCACATCAAGAAGACTTTTATACTCCGCCAAAGCCCCAAGGCTATTGCGCGTAGCTTCAAGAAGAGCACGCTGCTCATCCACATACCCCTGCTCTTCCATCCAAACTTGACGACGAATCTCCGCCTCATCCGCAAGAGTTTCCAACATGGGATTGCTTGCCGCCAAAGCCGCCGCCTGCTCGTATGCAGCCCGCAACGGCTCCACATCTGCCGTCATGTCGGCAATAAGCGCATTGAGGTCTTGCACTTGCGCCACATCCGCCGTCGCACGATTTTGCACATAGGTAGCAATGTCCGGCATGATGGAAGCGCCGATGCTCTCGAACAATTGATTTGCCAAGGCTTCCGCAGCCGCAGACACCTGCTCCGCCTGTTCGGGAGTGGCCGTTTCGATGCGAGACACCATCTCGCTAACGGCATTCCCCATCCAATCCTGCAAGACACCCGCGCTCTCCGCCTGCGCTACCAACGCCTCCAAACCGCCAGTCATGCCAGCCGCGCCAGCCACACCGCCAGCCCCGGAGACGGCCATACGATTCGCCTCTAAAGCCGGGATGACCTCAGTGACCTTGATCCGCTCGGCTTCCATTTTCCCGGCCAATTCAGCCTTCTTCTCCGATGGAAGCCCTAAAATCTCCTGTTGGTAGGCTTTGAAGGATGCCACCCGCTCCGCAAGCTCGTTCTCGATTCTTTTGGTAGTAGCCGTCTCCCCGGCCCGCTGCCGCTCCGCGGCGTCTTCCTGAATTTTCTGCAACTGCTCCGCTTTACGCTGCTCCGCACTCACGGCACCATCGCGTGCTATCTGTTCTTCTTGTGCCCGCGTTTTCTCCTTCAACCCAATCCAAACCAAGAAGCGGTCCCACGCATCGGCAAGCCACCCGATCATCTTGCGCCAAGCAAGCTGCACCTTTTCAGGAAGGAAGCTGACAATGAAATCCCCCGTGGCACGCCAAATACGCTTCCAAAAAGTCAAGAAGCCCAAGAGAGAGCTTTTCATGGCACTCAGGATGAGGGAGAAACCTTCTTTGACCGTGCTCATATCCCAAGTGAAAATGCCCTTCAAAACAGCCCAAACACCGCGGAAAAAGGTCACGAAACTCGAAACGGCGCTTCCGAGATAGGCAAAAACGGCAACAATGGTCCGCACGGCCAAAACCACCGCACTCACCGTAAGCTGAATGAAAGGCTTGAAGTAGGCAACGTACACCTGCATCGCGTAAGTAGCAAAAATCCCGATGGCTTTACCGGCGTCACGGAAGGAAGCAGTCACACCGCCGGACCCACCCATTGAAACCACCACATCTGCAAACGCCTCTTTGATGCTCGCCCAAGCATCCACGAAAATCTGCTTCACACCGGAAAATACCTCACTCATCTCCTTGGCCCGCGTCTTCCAACCATCTACGAAACCCTCAAAAAATTTCAGCTTGTAGAGACCGTAGATCGCCGCACCAAGAGCCGCCACACCAAGGATGACCAACGTAATCGGCCATGCAACAGCGGAGAGTGCTGCACCAAATCCCGTGGCTCCCGCAGTACCAGCAGCCAACGCCGGAGCCAACGCACTCAAGGAAATGGTAGCAATCTTCACGGCACCGCCAAGAGCGATAATGGCACCTGTAATCAGGAAAAATGCCGCCGCGGAAAGCGTAACGTACCCAAGCAACTTCTTCTGCGCCGCCGACCAACTCCCAAGCCAATCAGCAATCGAACGAAAAACGCTCACCACCTTCTTCGCCAGCGGCACCAATTCTTCCCCAACGCTGGTGATGAACGTGTCCAACGTCGAAGTCATAATTTCCCACTGACCGGAAAGACTGGTGGCCCACTGATCCATGCGCTGTTCCGCCGCCGCACCTTCACGCATACCCTGAGCCGCCGTATTCAATCGGTTGTCCAAGCGAGTAAGACCCTTTTCCCCCTTGTCCCACGATTCCTGCAAACTGGACATGAGAGCGCCAAGGGCAATGTCGGTACGGATGTTCTTTCCAAACATCTCACCCATCACCTTACTCAAAGACACCGCCTGCCCACCCATCTTCTGCCCGGTCTGCTCCATCTGAGCGGCGATATTCAAGCCTTCCAGTGCGGCCTTCACCTTGTCCACACCAGCAAGGCTATTCCACATCTTCGCCGCCGGATGATTCACGGCTTCCAAACCCTTGATAATCTTTTCAGGCTGACTTTGAATCGTCTTGAAAATACGAAGCAAGGCACTACCACCCATTTCCGGCGGAATGCGCAGGTCTCCCAACGCAGCGGCAAAAGCAAGGGTCTGATCCGTGGTCAACCCAAGCTGATTCGCTGCCACAGCGGAGCGTTTGGTGAGATCGGCCAACTCATCTACCGTGACAGGACCGGACGTGGCGAGAGCCACCATTGCCGAGTTGATCCGGCGCATGGCTTCGCCCATGCTCCATGCCGCAGGAAGGGTGGCCTTCGTGGTAAGATAGACCGTCGAAATGTGTTGCGCAGCCGTCGCAGCGTCAATACCCGCGGCGGTTGACAGAACAATGGCTTGCTCCGTCGCCGCGGCCAACTCCTGAGTGGGAATACCCATCTTGGAGAGCACCACCGCAGCATTCGCCATATCCTGCACAGTGCCGGGGAGCCGGATAGAAAGCACCTTCATCTCTTCGCCAAGAGACTTCAACTGCGAAGCATCAATGTTCCGAATGTTCATCCGCACGATGTTCATGGTGGCTTCAAACTGCGTTGCCTTCTTCAAAGCCACACCGAGGCCCGCTCCAAGGGCGGCACCGACACCCATCATGCCGACACCTACACCGACCATTGCTTTGCCGATGAGGGATTGCCGCATTTGAAGCCGCTGCTGTTCTTCCACCTGCTCACGAAGCTCCGCGCTTCGCTCCGCGGCCAGCATCCCAAAAGCCTGCCCCCACTTCCGGGCTTCTTTATCCCCACCAAAGGCTTCAATACGCGCCCGCGCTTGAAGATGCCGGAGAGCGTTCACTTCATCTTGGAGTTTGGAGACGGCGGCAGTGGCAAGGGTGATGGATCGCACTCCGCGCATCTGTGCCACGAAGCCGAGTCCAAAATTTCCAAGACTCATCAAACTCATCGCCTAGACCCTCTCACCCCTTCAACGCCTTCCGCTCACGCTCCCATTGTTCTTGCAGGAGTTCGTGCATACGGATCAGGACTTCATAAGGCAACTCAAGCATGTCTTGGTAGTGCCAATGAAGCCCGTAGGCCAGATTGAAAAGCACCCGGTCTAGGTACGACGCTTCTTCGGCTCCACCAAGCCCGTCTTCGGAAACAAAAAATCCAGAGGGTTGACCCTCACTTTCGTAAAGCGCCCGCACGAATAACAGGACGCCAACGGAGTGAAGTTGTACCCGTACTCGTAGTCGCGGATCGCGTCTTGGAGACGTTCGATGAAATCCACATCCATCTCCGCAAGCTGCTCCGCGGAAATCGGGCCTTCCCCGTTCCAATCAAGACAGAGACGGGAAAGAATATGCAACTCCATGTCGAAGACGTTGGTTTTGTCGTTGGTGGTCCCCGCCATGTACTCCTGTTCCTTGCCGTCCCCATAGAAGAAGTCGGCATGGAAACCGTACTCAGGCACATGGACCGTGAAGTAGCAACGCCCTTTGGAATCCAGATGCAACCGCACATCGTCGGGCATGACACGGAAAGATTCTTCGATCTCCGCGGCTTCCACGCTAACGGAGTTTTTCGAGGAACAATGCACGCACGTCATAATCTCTTCAAAGGGCCGATCCCCCACCGTCGCTTTACGAAGCTCATAGGTGATCTGATCCCGATCCATCGAAAGCATCATGTCACGAAGATGCCGTTGATGCAGGGGAAATTTCGCTCCGACAAAGCTCCGCACCTTGGTCGTGAGCAGGTCGGTAATCATCTTCCCGCCGTTGTTCCTGTTCTTCGACTCTCCGAACGCCTTGCGGTCTCCGGCCATGATCGAAGTGGCAAGAATATCCCGGTAAATTTTCCCGTCCACCAGCACGCCGCACGCAAGATGAATCGGAACATCCTTGATGGCGGCGCGAATGGACTTGACCACCGGCGTACCAGCGGCAATCACCGGAGCGGGCGGGAGTTCCACCGGCGTCTCCGGCACAACAACGTCCTGTGTATCTTTCGGGGGAGTTTTGTCGTCGGACATGGGAGCATCCTTTCTTGGCTTTGTCACAAGGCCCATGCAATCGCTTGCACGGGCCGTGCGTGTTCGCCTAAAGAATATGGGTTATCAGAGAGCTATCACCCGCCAAACTGCGTGCAGGTGAGACCTTCGTGGACCAACTCCAACGTCTCAATCGCCACGTCGGACGAAGTGGCGTCGAAATCACCAACCGTGAGCTTTGCGGGCCACGCAGCCGTCGCCTGCCACTCACGCACGACTTCCTGATTGCGATTGAGCAGTTGAATAGTGACCTCCGAACGGAAATCGGCGTCCGCAGCAAGACCGGACTCTTCGGTGAGTTTCACGATCTCCTGCATCCACTCGACAGCCGCACCGTTGTCGGTGATGCCACGCTCCAACACGATGTTGGAATACTTCGCCAAGCCGGGGAGCTTGCGGACAGTGGCAACGTCCGTGCCTTCGCGGTACTCCGTCACTTCGACTTCCACATCCAGCCCGGAAACCTTCTTGAAGCCCATCTCCACGGTGAAGCCCTTGGCTTGGGCCAACACGTAGAAATTGTACCCCCGGAAGGGATCAATGCGCGTTCCGGTTGCCATTGCGTCTTACCCCCTTCTCTTATAGCTCGTTGACCGCGACCACGCCGCCGTCCCACAGCATCAACTCGAACTGGATCAACTCACCCGGCAGGACGGGATTGATTCCGACCACCGAGCGGACCTTGGCGCTCAGGCGCAACTCTTCGGTGTTGGTCGTGGCATCGCACTTGAAGAAAAACGCCTTCGTCTTGTCGTTTCGCGGGAAAAACCACCCGTCCTTCCACCGCTGCTCCATCCACTTGTTGCCTTCGGTCTGGATGTACTTCCACAGCAGGTCATCGGAAGCCTCGAACGCGATGGCCTTTCCGAACTCCTTGAGACCGCGCTTCACGCCGTTGAGGATGGATCGGACGTTGAGGTACTGTTTCCGGTCGGCGTTGGGCCACAGAGTCCGGGCACCCATGCACCGGATTCCGCGACCCTCTTCCATGAGGATCAAGTTCACACCAGCGGCGTTGAGAACGCCGTGCTCGGTCGGAGTGAAGGACGCCACCAAGCTCGCAAACTTCACAAGCTCGTTGGCCGGGGGCTTCTGGATTCCGCGCCGCTTCGACACTTCCGAGATCATGCCCAAGATACGACCTTCCGGGGGCACATTCACATAGGCACCCGGAATGTCGGGATTCGGCTCACGACCCCACGGAGCGTAGAGCGCGGTGTAGGACGACACCAGATTGAGCGTCACGTTGCGGAAGGCCAAAAGCTCTTCCTGCGTGTCGGACGTTTCCGGTGCAGCGATGACGTTGATGGTGTCGCCACGACTCTGAGCGTAAGTGTCCGCAGCCCGCTGCACCGTCACGGACCCACCGGGAACGGCGAATTGAGGAAGCGTCGGCACGCTGTCAAAGAGCGCCATGCCGTGCTTGTACGCCTTGTTGGTGTTCGTACCGAGTTTGTCCGTGTCGTCCGGTGTGGTGCCGTCCGCGCCCTGCGTCATGGCTTCGTAATTGAACGCCATCGGATACGTGTACGCCTTGTAGTCTCCGCCCGCACCGGTATCGCCAGCCACGCCCCGCAGGTATTCGCTCTGCGCAAAGCGGGCAACGTAGTGGTCAATGTTGTCTTCGGATTCACAGGAGAGACCTTCGTACCGCGTGGTGGTGCCATCCACTTGATGCAGAAGATCGAAGTTGACGGACACAACCAAGGTGTTGACCGGCAAAGTCGCCGTGCCATCCGCCTTGGTAATGGTCACATTCAGAATGTTCCCGTTTTTGGAAACCACCCGGCCTTCCACGACACGAGTGGACGTGACCAACAGGAGCAGAGCGCCCACGTTGATCGTCGCGGCGGAAAGCACTTGAATCTGTGTCCCCGACGTGTACGCGACGGAGAGCGCCGTCTTGGTCCTGTGCGTGTTGGTGGACTTGAGGTACGCACCGGTGTCCCACGTCAGGTTGTAATTGCCATAGCTTCCAACACCAGTGTCAGTGTAGTTGATGGAATCGCTGCCGTCCAAGGTGAACGTATCAGCGCCCGTTCGGGCGATGACCCAATTTGCGTTGAGAGTCGGAAGGCCAGTGACGCGGGTGTTGCCGCTGATCTTGACGTACTGGCCGGTCTTGAGACCATGCCCAGCCTTCGTCACGATAATCGGGGCACCGGGAGCGCCCACCGTCATGCTGGTGATCGCCACCGTCGCCGGGAGCGCCGTGCGGAAAGTGACCTGATTGGTCCCCGTGTTGATGGCGGTGACGATGTTGGGCAGAATGTTCAAATACTGCTCCAAGTACACCACGTCACCAACTTCCATCCCGGCGATGCTGGCGGGCGTGCAGGTGCTTGCACCCGCCGTGGTTTCAGCATTCAGGGAAAGCGCGTACTTCTGGCAGGTGAGAAGCGTGCTGTTCGCCCAAGCGCCAGTCGAAGACGCTTGGATGATGGACGATTCCGCGTACCCTTCCACCGTTCCGGCGATGAAGACGCCGTAAGCGGTCGAATCGCAACCGTCCAAGAAGAATATGGTGGGATCGGTGGCGTGCGGAGTGACGACATAGACGTTGCCGCTCACCTGCGTCATGCCCGTCACGTCCACCATGCGAACCTTCTGACCGCGGACGAAACCATGCGCCACCGAAGTCGTCACACGGGCGGGGTTGGCGTTCGTGATGGCGGAAATGGTCCTGATGATGTTCAACTGTTGATTCATCACGCGGGGGACGTACACACCAGTCACCCCGTCGTGATGCGTGGCGCGAACAAAGAAGAGACCCACGCCAAGCTGATCGAAGTACCCGTTCGCCATGAGGTAGCCCAAGAAGGTGCCGCCGTAGTAGCCGTACCGCTTTTTGAACTGCTCCATGCCGGAAAGCAGCGTCACCACGTTGTCCGGGCCACGTTGCGCGGTGCTCACGATGCCGGAGAACTGCGCGCCCGAAGTTTGAATGGTGGGCAGAGAATCTTTTTCAAGAATCTCAACGCCCGGTGCAAACTGTTCCATCGGTCAGTCCCCCTACTCTTTCGGCTCTTCCGTCTCTTCCTTCTTCGACGGAGTTTTGACTTTCATGGACGTTTTCCGCTCCAAGTCAACCTTCGGAGCTTCCTCACGCGGCGATGCGACCACAGGAGCCGGAAACGGCTGCATTGGCTCGCGGACGGTCGTAAGACGCATCAGACCGCGACGAACGTACCCGGCAATTTCCTGACACTCCGCCTCTTCGTCGGTGATCGCCACCGCTTCGTCCGTCTGCATGTTGATGGTACGAATCAGACGGCCATCCGGCCCAAAGACGTTGACCGTGCGTGGCCCTTTTCCCCTGCCGTCGTTGATGAGTTTCAGAGCCATTATGCCATTTCCTCGACAAGAATTTCGTGCTCACGCGCTAGCGGGCCAGTTTGCACCCCGCTCTCCGCCCACTCTCTCGCGCAGATTATACAGGAGAAGAGTTTGATTGACAAGCCTTCTTTTTCCAAACTTTCGTCCTCGAAAGCCGGAGTGAAATCCACGATCTCAAGGTACGATCCCAAATAAACCGTAGGCAGGTATTGAGTTTCCGACCGCTCCTTGAAAAGCATGTGCGCAGCGTTGCAAAGTCGCGTGGCCAGCCCTTCCGCATTGGAAGAGGCCACAGCACGCACCATGATACGGTAATCCACCGGTGTAGCCATGCGTTCACGCCAGTAATAAGACGTAGCGTAATTGATGGTGTCCACCTGTCCCGACACCTTGGCCTTGTCCGCCTCTTCACCCGGCGCAACGTGCAGGATCAGAGCAGGCGAATGCACGGCCAACTCCTGAAAAAAGTCGGCATCCCGGCGTTGCAAAATAATCCTGTCATCCGGCAACCCCGCGTCCCACTCCACTTCAATGACGCTCCCAAGCGCCTGCACCGCTGAAAGGCTAACAACTGTTCCCGAAAAGGCACCAGTCGCAAGATCGGTCTGCCGGGTAGGATCAGCGGTCAGGTTGTAAGCGTGCTTCACGCTCTTCACGGAGAGCGTTTTACCGGTGTCAACCGTATTCGCCGCGGCAAGGAGCGTAAAGGATTCCCGAAAACGCACGGCAAACTCCGTGCGCATCCATCGGATCAAAGTCCGCTGCACATCTTCAAAAGCCATGTTGGGAAGGGTGGCATACCCCAACTGTACGCCCTTGAAAATGGGGCCAATCTTGGTATCCGTACCCTTGCGCAAGCGCACTCGCATGAGCAGACGACGCACTACGAAGGGAATGGCCCCAAGGTGGGCGTTCAAGTCATAAAACGAAGTCCACTCCCCGGCCCCCGCGATAGTCCACGCCCCAGCCTTCCACACAAGCCACGTCGCCCCAGCGTCCACAGAAATGCGGCAGTCAACGGCCCCCTTGTCTTGCGGGATCGCCTTGTAGAGCTTTTCAGTATCCGTGGTGGGGTCATCGCAGAGATTGAGCACAAGGGGCATGATCCCCCAAAAACCATCGAACATCTCCGCCGACCAGGGGGGAAGCTGCACCACCGTCTCATCAAAAAGAGGGTACGTGCCCGTGGTACTCCCGTAATCAATACGAAGCCCAACACCCATCCCCTTGATTGCCCAAGCCGTCACGTCATCACGAACGGCTCCGATGGCGGTTGAACTGAGAATGGCGTAGGGCATCACACCCTGATCCCATGCCGTCGTGCGGCGCTCAGAGTATTCTTCCTGGCAACCCGTCTTAGGGTACCATGCTCACGGCGAAGCTGTTTTGCTTCCGGCTCAAACACCGGCCTCCCCGGTTGTTTGACCGTGCCCAACTCACACCGCAAGGCCGCTTCCGCTGCCGGGCCGCTTGAAAATCCGGCAGACACCATCATGCCACTCACCCGCCGGACATTCATACGGGCAAGAAGCCATCCGGTCCAGAGCCACGGAATATCGTGGCCCTTCCGGGCCGCCCATCCCGCCGAAAGAGGCGGTCCAAGCGCCCGCCCTTGAAGAATGCGCGTGCGAACTCGACTCAGGTAAAGCTCCGCCATGTCACGGGTCGTATCATACGCGGCCTTCGTAATGATGCGATTCCAGAGCACCGGAGAAAGCATCTCCTGAGCCCTTTTCAACCCCCGGTCATCAATCTGGAACTCCACGAAAATCATCACGCGCCCCACAGGTTCATACCAAAGAGCATCAAAAGGCCACGCATGGTGATACCGCCGGTATCCGCCTGCGTCACATCCATCGTAAGCACTTTCGGACCTTTGAAAATCCCCACGTCCGCAGGAAGAATACCGCCACCGGCGGGAACCATGCCCGCCGGATACAAGTCCCAAAACCACACGTCCCCGTCCACTACACCGACAAGGGTGGTAGGACCGAAAAGCTCCGTGCCCACACCGCCGGACACACCGCACTGCACGATGGCGTCACCGTTCGGAGCATCCGCGTCGTATATCAACATCATGGCACAGAGCATGACATTGCTAATCGTCTCAGGAATCTCCAACACGAGATTGCCCGCAGTCACGGCTTTCAAATCCACATCACAAGAACCGAGCAGATGAAATCCCACAGTACCGACACGCCCGAAACCGGTTTTACGCCACATCTCGCGCCAAACACCGGCTCCCAAAAGATCGGTGGGCATCCACTCGAAACAGATCATGGCGTTGTCGTACCCCTGCCACGGCTCCCATCCTTCCAAAGTAACATCCGTAGTGAGGTTGGTCAAACGCACACGATGATCGTAGTCACCGGTTGCAAGCAGAATGATTCGATCCCCGAAATGCCGCGGCACCGGCATGGCGGCAATGTCCACCGCACCCCCACCAACACCAATAATCGGACAAATCTCACCGGCTCCAAGCTGCACCGGCTCCAAGCCAGTTGTAAAGGTCTGTACGCCGCTCCCACCCGGCTGCGTCATTCGATGTGTGCGAGCATTCTGACCAACCAAGACGGAAACGATTGGAGTGAGATTTTGAGGCGTCTCTTCGACCTCTTGAAAAGCCGAACCACTAAGATAAATCTGGCGTTGCCCACCAACGTATGACGGCTGATCGTCAACAATCAGAGAAGATAAACCAAGGCAATTTATAAGTAGCCCAACAAATACGGAACTGAAAGCGCAGGCTGGGTCACGATAGAAACGAATCCTACTCGTGGTACACCCGCTAAAAATGAAATAACCTTCACGACTTCCGGGCGCTCCGACCCCCATGTTGGTATTGAAAGCGTAGTCCCCACGCAACATACAATCCACGAAAAAAGCCGGATTGGTGGTACGATAGGCGGCATCAAAAAATACGGCGGATTCATTTCCACCGGTGGTCAAGTTTTCAATAGTGAGATTGTAGAACATCACCGAACCGTCGGGCCAAGTTTCGCCGGACAGGGTGATGGCGTTTCCGCCCGGAATAGAAGTGGCTTCCATCCTCACATCGTTGCGGCTCCCACCCAAACCCACAAAAGAAATAGCCTGATCGGAAAAACCAACTCCCGAACCAAGATCATGCGTACCAGAAAAAAGGCAAAGAATAGCGCGGGTATCAGCAGGAGCCACCGGACATTGAGAGACCGCGTAGCCCACCGTCTGCCAAGGAAGGGCAAAACTCCCATCCCCGGTCACGTCGTCCCCGCCCACCGAATCCACGAAATACACCGGCGGATCGCCGGGAGAACGCCCGCTAGCGAAAAGAGACGACAGGATGGAAGAAACGGTGCCCATCAAGTAGAAGAGATTTTGAAACTCCCTGCCCCATCCCGTCACCATGTTCGCTTCTACCATCTCGCCAATAGCAGGGGGACGAAGCACGGAAGGCCCGATAACTACCAAGGGACAACCCGCGGCGGCGCGGGTCATATCGTACCCGTCCACCACGACCTGCACCAAGTAGGTGCCTTCCACATCCACCGTGAAATCGGCATTTTGAGACGTGGCGTTATTTAGAACCGCCGCAGAAGCCGCGGGCTTATCCACGAAGGTCCACAAGTACGTCGGGGTGGACAAACCACCCCCAGCACCACCAGTGGCCTCAAGCCCCACCTGATCGCCCACCTGAAAATCAAGTGGCGGAGTACCCGCACCGGCAAGCAGAGTAATCGTAATGGTCGCCATTCAAAACCCCTACGCCGGAAACTCAGTGAAAAGGAGAATCTGAGTCACGTCACCACTCCGCCACGGTGCCAACGGTGTAAATGGAAGCGAAGACTTCCGTTACACAGTGGTCCGTCGTCACCACGAAATACTCGCCCGGCCCCGCATACATGGTAAAATCGCTGAGAAAGTAGTATTCGTCCACCGCGGCAACGGTGGTAGCAATCACCGGAACGTCGCCAAAAGCGGTACGAAGATACACTTCCACATCCTTGACCAGCACCGACGCGCCGACGCGAAGGACCACCTGCATCAAGTAGTGCCCTTGCGCCCTATACATCTCCTGCGCTTCGGTGAAACCACCCTTGCCCGCCGTCCCATCCATCTGAGACCCGGCACCAACCCGATGAGTCCACTGTTGCATCACTCACCCCCGCACGTTGGGATTCGTGTCTTCATTGTTCCCGAAGAATACCAGAGTCAGATTGCTTTTGCCATTCAAATGTCCAACCGGTCGCACTTCGATCACTTCCAAATTTTGAGCAACCCCGGCAATCTTCGTGATGAGGTCTCCCTTCGAGAACACCCACCCACCCGCCGTCATTGCCTTTACGCTCAAACACAGGTGTCCGGTCGCATTCGCCGGATCACCGGTCACGCTCGCATCCCGACGATGCCGCTGACCCCACACTACCTGTGACTTCGCCGAAACAGCGGCTCCGTATTGACGCCGAGCGCCAGTGCGCGGTTCGTTGAAGTCGGAATCCATAGTTTGTTGAGCCCCGCTCAACAAAGGAGTGTACTCCACGTCCACCAGATTCATGCGCATCGGCACCGACATTCGCTACCACCACGAAATGCTCACCTGCGGACGGACAAACTCACGTAAAAGTAAATCATGCCGCACGGAGCCGGTAATGAGTCCCAACGCACCTTTGCTCGTACCACCGCTACTTGAAGTGTCGGCCAGCGTGTACGAATAGTTGTCAACCGATTCGGAAATGAGAGGACCACTACTCCCACCACCAGAAGAACCACCAGTGAGAGAATCCGAAAGCGCGATCACTTCTTTGGCCACAAGGTACTGCGCCACTTCCGCCAAACCTCGCGGAACCGCTCCAAGGGACAGCACCTTAGTCCCAATCGGCAGAGAAAACGGGTACTTAGAAATGGGGTCCACCGTCAAATCATAGCCACCGCCCACATGGTCTGCAATCGCTTGCACAATCGCAAACTCCACTGCGGACGGGATCAGCGCACCTACCGGCTCCTGCAAATAGATGGCAACGGTATCCCCAACCTGCAAGAAATCACCGCTGGTGGGGTCCACGATCTGATTGACATGAATGGTACTGACGGACGTGTTGACCGCGATGGCAGTGGAAAGGGTCATGCTCACCGACTTGTACCCCTCAAGCCACCCGTACCACCCCGTCATCTCCACATTGGCGTACCCACGAACAAACCCGCCGCGCCGGGAAAGCATACGGACATGCCGTTTCCCACGCTCCCACGCGACAAGGCCACTTCCAGTTTGATTTAGAGCTTGCCCGTACTGAGGCGGGTACACCAAGCCTTCATAAAGAATTTCCGGGTAGTCGTTGGAAAACGGGACGATCCTCTCACTGCCCCGAAATTCCCCGTAACCGCGCACCGGCAATCCAGCCATCTGTAAAATGGCAAGAATGGGCACCACAGAGGGATGCGACAACACTTGATCGCCCTGCCCCGAAACCCTTACCAACTCAGGAACGGGCTGAAAGAACTGCTGCGTCCACTCATTGAGCGCCGCGGACACAGCTTCGATGATCTTGAGAATGTCCGCGTCGGAAATATCGGGGTCAGGATCAGTGAGAGCAGTCGGAATTATCCGCCGCTTGACTTCGGGAAGTGTGGCGTATCGGAATTTTGGACGCACACTTATTCATCCTTTGGCTTCTTGTCCTTCGCCACTCTGACTTTGATGGTGGGAGCGGGGATTACCGCGGCATCCTTTGGGATGTCGTCGCTTCCCACGACACCAGCGGAATCAGGTTCCGCTTGCACTCCCCCCACCGGCTCTTCTCCAAGAACCGGAGAAACCGGGGGTGTTTCCACCCCCGGCTCTTCCGCAATCTCCTCTTTCCTTTCCCCCACCGGCTCTTCCGCCAACGCTACCGCTAGGGGGTGAGTGTCGCCATTCCCCACCAAAGTCGGCTGCACACTCGCCGAACTCTCCACCCCAGCTACCGTGATCGGTACGGGTGTGGGCTGCGCCAGAGTGTCCGAAGTCATCACCGTCCGCCGCGGACGTACACCGGGGGCGGGACGCCGTACCCACCGTCCGCCTTCAATCTGCGTCACTTCCACCAGGTCCGGGCACTGCCGCAACTCATCCACGTCATGCGGATTCGTCACGGGATTCAACTCCGGTTGCCCTTCGTAGAAGCGATAGACATTCCGGCTGAAACGACAGGCAAACGACACGCGCCCGCCCATCGTGTCAAAGTAGATCGGAGCCATCATTCCCTCGTCCATCCGTCACGCCCCGCCCCCGCCTCTGCGGAGAGCAACGCCTAGCCGCGTTTCAGGTTGATGACCTTCACCACGGCTTCGGTGTTTTCGATCTCGACCGCGACTTGGTTGTAAACCACGAACTCGTAGCGGTCGTAGTCCTTGTTGTACTCGGAGTAGATGCGCGTGTCATCCACCATCCCGAAGATCAGGTTCTTGAGGTTGGTGAGCAACAGGATCGTGCCGTCGTTGGTCGTGCCACTGCCCGCCGCCGCGCCCGTGTGCGAAGCCGCCGTGACACCGATCTCCGCGTAGCAGTTGAGAGCCACCGCCACGAACTCGATGGACGTGGCCGCACCGGTGGCAATGGTCTGCAACACCAGCCGCCCCTGTCCATCATCGTAACACTGCAACGCCGCCGCGCTCGCCGGGGAAGCCGTCGCCAGCTTCGCCATGAACATCGCAATGAACTCCACGACGGTATAGACGCCCGCCGTGAGAACCAACGCCTGATTGCCGATGGCGTTGACGTTGATGGTCAGCCGGTCGTTCACGCCCGCAGTGATCTCGAACGGAGCAAACTGTGTGCCGAGCCAGAGGGCCGGGGTCGCCGTCGCAACCGCCAAAGACTTCCGCGCCGGGAGATTCGGCACGATCAGCATGGGGAAGCCATAGGGCATGAGCGTGTTGCCCTTGAGAGCGTCATCACCAGCCGCAGTTTCGCGGGCCGCGACCTGCTCCGCCCAATCCGTCGCCACCGCACGCGGAGTCAGCCACACAAGATCGGGGTCTTGCATGTACTGTTCCGGCATCCGGCGCATGGCGCGAGCAAAGATTTCCTTGGTGATCCCGGAGCCGTTGGCGTCAACGATGTGCGCAGCAAGGGATTTCTTGTCCCATCCGTCCAGCGTGCTGAGCAGGTTGTTGAGCACCGTACCACCCGGAAGGGTCACGTCGCCCTGAATGGCGAGCAATTCCAAGTCGGTGCTGATCCGCTTGGTCATCATGCTCATCAGGGTGTCCTCGAAAGCATCCCCTTCGATGTTTTCCTGCAAGGTCTCGGTGGTGATGGACCAATCCGACTTCACCTTGGTCGCGTTGAGGGTGATCTGGTCGAACACGGCGCGAGCGTTGACCGCGGTGGCGGCGTTTTCAGCCACACCACGGGTGACAGGCTCGCCGATGTACGCCTTGTCGATCTGCTTGCGAGCCGTCGCCATCCGCTCGAAGCGGACTTTCTGCAAGAGAACGGACGTGTCCTTGACCAACTGCACGAAGGCATCCTGTTGGGCCGGATTCAAACGTCCGCCAGTCAAAAGCATGTCAGTCGTGATCGTTTTTTCGATCAACTCCTGATTGTCGGTTTTCGGGGGCATTATAGCACTCCTTCACAAAACGAGATGATTGTTCACGCCGCTTACGCGGCAACCCTTACGCCTTGGCCGAGGGCTTGTCCCCGCGGAAAAGAGCGCCGGAAAAGACACCCCTCTTCGCCTGCGGGGGCGTGGCCGGGCCATCCTGCCCCGCGATGTTGCGCGGAGCCGCCGGAGCGTTGGACAACCGCTGTACCGTCGCATTGAGACCGTCCACGGTCTTGAGAACCGTGTCCAATGTCGCCCTCAACGCTTCGACTTCGCCGCCGTCCTTCTGCGCGTCCGCCGGGGCCGTAAGAGTCTCGGCTTGTGCCGGAGCCGCCGGAGCCGCCTCTTTGGAAACCGGTGTCTCGGTCGCCGGAGGGGCCTCTTTCGAGGTTGCCCCCGAAGCCGGGGTTTCCGTCTGATTGTCTTTCGCAGGGAGCAACCCGTCTTTGCGGAAGGCGTCCGTGACGCCTTTCACGATTGCCACGGTCTGCTCCGCCGCAAACTCTTTCAGAGCCGCCAATAGTTCTTCCCTCTTCATGTCGGGCACTCCCTCATCCTCTTCGCCGCCCCCAACCGGAGCGGGTTTCGTTGCATTCTCCGCACCCGCGAAACCACCCGCGGGCATTTCTTCTTTGGCCTTCTCCCCGGCTTCACCTTCCAATACTTCCGACTTACCGCCGCCACTGGCCTCCGCCGGGGGAGCAGTCGGGCCGTCCGGTGCGGAATTGGTATGCTTGGCGAAAGCATCCACCAAAGCTCCAACGGCTTCTTTCGGAAGCTCGGTACCGGTAGCGGCGGCTTCCAACACAGAAATGGTCTTGGCCGCACGCACGGTAAGGCTCTCACGATCCGCCGGAGCAGCCGCCAGAACCTTTCGGAGAACTTCGATGGTTCCGCCCACCACCGCGTCGAAACCGTCTTTCGCAACGGCTTCGGGCGTGAGATAGCTCGCCGTCTGCTTCAACAGGACAAGCGGAGTGGGTGGTTCCTTGTGCCGGAGCTTTTGGATCATGGTCTTGAAAAAGCCCATCGCTGCCTTGGTTTCCGGCTCATCCTCATCCGGCTCTTCGTCGTCCTCGGCCTTCTTCGCCGCCACGTCCACAGGAGCAGGCTCCACCGCCGGGGCCAACTTCTCCAAGTCCGCAGGGTCAACCTGCAAGACGGTGGCATTGGGGTCTTCCGCAACCAGGGCCGCCACGGTCTTTTCATACTCCGCTTGGGTCAATTGGCGAACAGTCGGCATTTCCAAGGCGTGAAAATGCTGAAAACCGCGAGATGGGCCGGAAGTCACGGGATCGTCGTCACCCATGAGATCAATCATGTGCGAATGACGATCCCCGGCAGACCAATTCTGCGTCATGCCGATCACCGTACCACCGTCCGCATTCAAACGGGCGGTGAACTGGTGAACATGCTCATTCTCCCCCTTCCCCGCGGGGCCGCTCTCGCCCTCAAAGTACGCGGTGGAGAGAGCCTTTTCCACGCCGTCACCGAAAGCCAACTTTCGGAGTGCCGCAACGAAGGAGTCAGGGGGCATGGTTTTGTCCTTGTCCGCAGCCACATTGTCCGCCAAAACGACGGACCCCGGATCGCTTTCCGGGTATTCCAACGTCTTGAAAACGGCTTCGGCAATGTGTGTGCGTGTGTTAGAGGCTTTGAGGGGACGGCAAGCGGTGATGTGGTCAAGAACCATGTCGTTGAGTTGCCTGCCACCGCCAGTCTTCCAAAGAACGCGCCGTGGATTGGCCTTGTTCAATTCGCCACCGATGGAAAAACGAATCAGAGGATTCTCAGGGGTGCTCTGCTGTGCCTTCTCGAAGAGCTTGATCGCCCGCGGATCGTGGGGGTCCAAAATCGTATCCACCAAAAGGGCACGCTCGCCCTTCAAGCGGAAATCAAACTGTTCCGCGTCAACAATATGGGCATCAACCGCTTGTCCAAGACCCACCGCGTCGTGATGGGAATTGAGAATTTCTATCCCGCCATCCCGAATCTGCTTCTGCAAGCCTTCAAGACACGCGAGAGTGCAGTTGTCGCCATGCCGGTCGTCCGCAGTGTCAGTGGCGTAGATGAGCAAGCAAGGCTTACCGTCGCGTTGGTCAGCCTTCCACACAGTCAGATCGAACTCAAACCGATCTTTCATCCACGCACCCCTTCAAGAGCACGGATTAGTCGGCAGCGTTCGCGTTGCGAGTCTGATTCAGCTTTTGCAGGTTCGGCGTGTTCTCCTTCGCCTTCTGCGTCGGATTCGCCGCGCCGGTCTGCAAATCCTTGCCAGCGGCGGCATCGTGGTCAGCCACACCAGCCACCTTCGCGCCGGAAAGAGCCACGCCGGGAATCGGGGTCGCGCCTTTGATCTTGTCGGCCATTTTCGCTACTCCTTGTACGAAGACCTTTCGATAATCCTCACGTTACGGAAGCCATGATACAGAACACACGAAAACGTGTCAAGTCTATTTCGTTGTCAATCATATCTCCACCACCGGACGAACTTCCACCGCCATGCCGAGTCCAGCGAGCTTGTCTGCAAGCGATTGCACCTGCTCCATGAGCGCGAGGTAGTCATCATCCCAAAACTCCTTCGCCGCAGCCTGAATCTGCGTCGGAGTCGGAGCCTGCCCGCCTGTTCTGGCTTCCTGCAAGAGCTTCGCAGCCTGCGCTTTGGTCACTTCCAACTGCGCTTTCAGACCCTCTTGCTGCATCGGTACCATTATCTTTTGCGTCTCTCCTTGCTGCTTCGCCGTCCCCGCTTGAGCCTCGGCCAAATCAGCCTGTTCATCCGTAAGACGCATAGACGGCAGCTTGTCCCCGTAATGCGTCCAAAGAGTCGCATCCGCTTCACCACGTTTCTCCATCATGCCGGAACGAAGAATGGCGATGGGAGTGTTGGCCCACGCGCCCTCAAACCGCGGCTTTCCAAGGAAGTCACGAATGTCGTTGGGCGTAACTCCGCCAGCCGCGGCCAACATGGAGAATGCCTGTGCCTCCGCCTGCAAATCCGTGGTACGAGGCCGCTTGAACTTCAACCGGATGTGCTTCACACCGAAACGATCACGCAAGATGAGGTTGAATTTGTACTCGTACCGCACGGCTTCCGGCTCAAAGACCTGCTCCACGGTCAACTGCTTCATTGCCAGAGCCACGGCCCGGTTCACGTTGTCCGACGTACCAATGAAAATCTGCCCGATACCGAAGGCTTCCCTGATCTCTTCATTGTTCATGGCGATGTATTTGGCAAACGAGGCGTCATCCTGCACACCAACTGTCAAAGGCACCAACTGAATCTTCAACTGATCCGTGTTCTGCGTGATGTTATCCGCGGCACGCGCCTGCAACACCATGACACGCCCGGCATTCGCCACACCCTTCCCACGAACTTCCGCAAAGTCCCGAATCATCTCAAGGCTCTCGGACGAAAGCTCCCCGCCGTTCACGACCACGGCCAACCGGGGCGTATTGTGCGTAAGAATGAAATTATCCGTGACGTAAAGCGAATCCGGCGTGTCCACGCGAATACACTGTACCGCTTCTTTTCGGACAAACTCTGCACCTATCATGGTGCGAACCCGTGTCACCGACAACATTGAATAGGCCGCAGCCTTTCGAGGCAAACGCACCGGCACAATCTCTTCCGGCAACTGCCGAATGGTGACATTCATGGTGGAGCGCCCCTTACAAGGAGCAAACGTCGTAGCACCCCCCAAGGAACCCACCAAATCCTGCACGCCCTCCGCCAAGCGGCGCGAGGCCGTCGTAAAGCGGACAAAAGTATCCCCCACATGCCCATCCGAATCAATCAAACCTTGAAGAAGAGCAGTACGATCCGCCACAGACGCCCGCAAGTAGCTCTCAGGAATGAATTTCTCCTTTCCCAAAAGACCGTAAACACCCAAGACTTTCAACGCCTCACGGATGGAATTATTACGACCACCACAAGATCGCAGCGTGGACCAACCTTTCATATCCGACCGAGAAACGGGAAGTCCCGTGGTACTCTTAAACATGCTCTCCACAAAATCCGTGTCGGTAGCATTGCAAGAAATGGATACCCCACCGCCACGCAAGCACCCATTACCCAAAAGATACCCAAGCAAATAGGGGTCCACGGAGAGAGATTCCACCGGCGCATACTCCACGGGGTCCAGCATCGGCACGGCCCACTTCGCCGTACCGCACTCGTAGAATAAACCGTCTTTGAGAATATCCTCTAGGGTCATCTTTCGCATCACACCCCGCTTCCGATCATAAGCGTTGGTCACGGTCCAAACGTGATCCAAAGAGCATTCCGTTGAAGCACCGCCGAAGAAATGCACCCGGTACACATCCCGCTCACCGGCCTGTGGGAAGACCCCCGTAACCGCATGAGCCTTGCCATCAGAACCGATGACAAGAGCGCCAACGCACATCTCCCCCATCGTGGACCACCCGTAAGGTGTGAGAATCATTGCACTTTTTGGCTGACATGCATCATTCTCGAAAAAATTGACGTTCCGCCGGTGCGCCAAGCGTGTTCCGGCAATCGCCGGTGCGGTGGCAACAGCACGCGGGACACCGTAAAAAGAAGACCGCGGAGAGTAGAGCTTCCAGTAAAGAACCTCATGCGCCAGCTTGTCCTTCGGCACCGGAATCTTGTCCGTCCCCCACTCGCCGGTTTCGCAATTCAAGTCACGCCGTTCCCCATACGGCTTGAAATACACGCGCTTGGACGTGTCGGAAGGACGCATTTGCACGTATTTGTCGCCTTCTTTGGCAACGCGCATCGTATAGGACGGGATGTGGTCAAAACCGGCAATGGCGTGAGGATCGCTCACGGTGGGCAACACTTCAAGCCAACCGCCGCCGGTCGCTTCCTCATCAATCTTGACGCACTTTAGAGTTTCACAGAAAGGCAACTCAGGATTGGGAGCCTCAAAGAGACCGGTGACGTTCTCTTTCTCCGCCGCGATTGCATCCTTGTTCTGTTCAAGCCACGTCTCCTCTTCCTTGACCGGCACAAGCTCCCATCCCAACCCCACGGTGTTGTTCGCCATGCTGCGAACCAGCGTGGCGAGGCGGGTACTCTGCTCAAGAAGGAAAGCCCACACCAGCGGATCATAGAGCGGAGCAATAACCTTCCCCGCACGAATGTCCTGCTCAAAGTAGTTAGGCGGAAGCTGTTGAGACTTCGCGGCTCCGGGTAAACCCACGTCACTCTCGCCACCGAAAACCTTGACAATGGTTAGCTCGGAATCGGCAACAAGAGCCTCAAAATACCCCGGCCTAGCGGAATCTTTGTTTGACTTTTCTTCGGGCATCTTCTCTCCCACCAAACAAGGTGCGTGTCACCACACTTTCATTGTCGAAACCCACCTTGCGAACCGTGGAAGCAACGGGCACTCCGCGGCACAAGTCACAAAGCCCGGACGAATCCCTTACCACACATACTGTGCGGCAATTTCGACAACTTTGCAATCGCCTTCTTTCAGATTGTGCAGGTTTCGCCATCACAACCCTTTTCCGTGACCTCATGGGCCGCGGCTCCGGCCATCCCCTTGAGGGGTTTGATCTTCGCCCTCATCTCCTTGTATTCGTCTTCCGTAATCGGAATGTATGGAGCCTGCTTGAAGCCGTGCTTCTTCCCCTCTGGAATGAAGCTCACGCTCTTCAAACGAGTATCGTACATGGAAAGACACCGAGGCAGGTCTGCCGCATCACGATCACGCACAGCAACGGTGATAGACACCTGATTGTCCGCCCAACAATGCTGCATCTGCGCGGCCAATTCCATCTGCTCCCACAAGGAGACGTTCCCCTCTGACTTCAAAAAGTGCGGCTGTTCCACAGGGAACGATACAACCACCGTACCATCCTTCGCCACCGAAGACTCCGTTGAATACCCCGCCTTGGCCAAGACTTCCAAAAGGGGTGACAACGGATCAAACCGAATGTTGCGAACGTAGAACTGTGCCTTGGGAAAGTGAATACCGGGAGTGGCCCCAGCCAATAACGAGACGGTGCCGGACGGTTTGACCGACGTGAGCTTGATGGATTCGGGGATACAAAGCCACCGCGAGTAAATCTTGTCCAGATGCCGCAGATAGTTGTAACCGCGATTGCACATCTCCATGAACTGCCGGAAGCCGAATTTGTGAATCGCCTGCGTGATGCCGCTCATGGACGTACCCACACGCCTGTTCCGACCGATAATCGCGTTGGAGTTGGAGTTATGCGTGGGAATCAGAGAGACCACCTTGGCAAAAAGGTAGGCGAACTTGAGGGTGCGTTGGTACTCCTCGTAAGAAGCATGGTGCGCGGGAAAGGTCTCAACCAAATTGCATAATTCACCTGATTCCAACGTCTGCTCAAAACACGGATTACACCCAAGAGCAAAAGTGTCCCAATCCCCGCGGGGATCGGCCATCCTGCGGTAGTGCTGTGCGTTGTCCAACCAGAAAAAACCCGGCTCCCCGTTCGCCATCACGCGATCCACAAACGGAGAGTAATCCATGCCGACTTCCGCCAGCACGGAATTGTTGCTTGCCCACCGCCACTCCCGCAACTCCTTGGGATGCAGAGACGGATTTTTCAAGTCCAAAAATTCGGCGTCATCGGGAGCGCCCAAGATGTTCTCCGCCGTCCGACGAATGCCCCCGGCCACCACGCACCGACCGAGAATGTTGGCCATGTCCACGATGATCCGGGAAGTCACCGGCCTCTCAATGTGATCTGTAAAAAGACCAAGCAGAGCATCGTGGCACTCCTCCAAAGGACCGGGACCAGAAGCCACCCCACCGAAACCCCGCAATGGACTCCCCGCCGGTCTCACCCGCGAGTAATCAAAGCCGCTAGGCAATGGACCCTTGCCGGAGAAGGCATCCAAAAGAACTTTGACCGACGCCACCCACCCTTCCCGCGAATCTTCCACCACGAAAGGATTGGACGACTGACCGGGCGGGTGCTTGATAGTGCAAGTGCCTGCACCACGGGTGTCCAGACCAACACCCACACCGACCATACTCATGTCCATCAAAAAGAGGAAAGGCGCGGCAAAGTCCTGTCGAATATCCCTCGTGGAATAGAAAGAACAATTATTGAGGGAAGCCGCACCACGGGTCCACACATAGTCAGTGCCCATCGCCCACAACCCACGGCCCGGCGGAAGGAATTTGAAGTGAAAAATCAGGTCGTACATGATCTGCGCTGAATGCTGCGCTTTCTGCCCATTCCACGGAAGTTTATGCAAGTCGCAGTGATACCGTTGGACCGCGTAACACCCCTCCACCACGCGCTTTACGGTCTCCCACCAGTCTTCCACACCACCACCCTCTTTTGGACGGGCGTATGTGCGAAGAAAGGTGAGCCATCCAACTACTCCGTAACCCCACGCCGGGGGCTTGTGTTTGTATTGCTCAAGAAATGTGTCGGTAAGCTGGAAAGGCGTAATCGGCAACATCGTCAACCCCTGAATGCAACGCGGAAAAGACTACCGAACATGGTAGCCTCTTCCGCGTGCTAGAGCAAGACCAAAACCGCTTCCAACGCGCCGAGAATCAGAGCGTGAACGCCTTTTTGATCTCCGGTTTGGGCGTGATGGTCACGCGCTCCGTCGCTTTGCCGGGGGTGCGAACCACCGTCTTTTCGACTTCGGCGGGGTCCGCCTTGCCCAACGTGAAGAGGGCCGCGAGCTTGTCCTGCGCCACTTCATGCTCAATGATGAAGAACCTTTGGAGCACTTTCAGGTCGTCTTCGGACATGGATTTCACGTCCACACCCGGCTTCAAAGTCGCAGTGAGATTCACCGCCTCTTCCAAGGAACCGATACGCTCCAAGTAGGCCACGGTCTCTTCGGTGTACTCCACCGTCTCTTTGCCGGGGATGAAGGTGTACGTGATCTGCCCCGTTTCACACCGGTACGTGCCTTCCGCACCCTTGGCCGCTTCGATTGCAGCCGGTCGCATCGCTTCCTTCAAGGCGTCACTGGCTTTGTCCAAGCCCTGCCGGAAGGCGTCGAAAATCGGAATTTCATCCGTGGTCACGGCTCCGGCTTTCACGTCTCCCACGACGGTCTGCAACGCCTCAAAGATGGTGGCGGCGTCCTGCGACAAGGGCACGTTCTCCCCCGGCTCTTGCGGCCCCGTTGCAGCGGCTTTCGAGGCCGCTTTGCCAACGGGCAGCATCGGCTTCGGTTCCGGCGACAAATTCGCTCCGGTTTTCTTCGGCTTCTTTGGCATGGTCAAGGTCTCCTTTCGTGGTTAGTCCTTACCATGCCCCAAATCTAACACGCCATGAAGGGCTTGTCAAGAATTTTTTTCCGCCTCCTTCCGCTTCGCCGGTTCGGAACTGCCAGACTCCGGGGCGGGCGACACAACTTCCAAAGGGGGACGCTTTTTCACGTCCAAACCGATCTTGGAAGCGCCCACACCAGTTTCATTGAGGTACTTGCCCCGATAGAGCGTCCCACCGGCTTCCGCCTTGTGAAACACCATTTTGCAGATACGCAAACCAGGGCGAACGTACACGGGCACCAACGGTTGAAGCCCAAAGGTCCACGTTCCCGTCGCGCCCATCTCCCCCACCCCGCCATGAACAATCAAGCCAAGACGGGTAACGGAAGAGCGCGACTGAATCTCCGCCACGTACTCATCCGCCTGCACCCTCTCCCGGCACGCCGCCAAGTAGAATTTGCCGGGGCGAAGTAGGAGACCGGATTCAGGAATTTTCAAGGACAAGGATGGGTGTTGCGCATTGGCCGTGTCCAAGAAAATCGGCAACACCAACTGCTTCCCATCCGGGGTCGCCTGCTGTCGAATGATCCCGTCATCCAGCGCAAGCTCATAGAGAATTAGCACGTCGGCCAACGTCAAGTCCACCGAGTTTGGCCCAACATGCTCCGGGGTGAGAGGATCAACGATGATCCGCCCTTCCTCCATCGCCTTGCGAATCTCCGTACCCGTCAGCAGCATTTGTTTCTTCCTCTCTCTTGGGGCGTCCCCCCGGTGCGTGTAGAGACGCCGACGTTTTGCCATCATACATCAAAGCCCGCAATCGCTCGGACACCATACTACGGTAAGCGTCCGCCTGTTCACCCTTCTTTCGGCCCGCCCACTCCATAATCGCCGCGGCGGACCACAAAAAACCCGTCCCATCCCGACCGGTGGCAGGAAACTTCCCGACACGACGCAAGAAAGTCAAACGAGACGTGGAAATGTTCAATGCCCACGCGGTCTGTTTCTGGTGAAACTGATACTTCGGATCACTCAATCAGCAACCCCAGGACAACCCCGGCCCCGAAAAGAAAAAGGCGTTTCCACCAAAGAGAGCGCGCCCACCGTCGCAAATCGTCTTGAACCGACGTACCATGCTGATTCAGAATCGGAGTACCATCCGGCTTCTGTAATACGGGGTACACCGTCTCAAACCACCACGCCAGAAAAAGCAGGCGCTTTCTCATCTTGTGCCGTCCTGCCCCACGGGTTTCGCGGAAAAAAGACCTCGCTCGAACCACATGGAGTTCAGGGGAAGATCGAAGAAGTCAATCACCCCGGCGAACTGAGACACAGGACGCTGGCCGACTTTCACGCGATTGCCACAGTTGCCTTCCACCGTGTTCACCACGGTTTCGTCCGCCGATACCGCGGCGATGAAGCCGGTATGCCCGGTGCCATCCCCGCGCAGGATCATAAATTGCTGTCCCGGACGGAGTTGGCCCCGCACGGCGGTAAACGTCCGCCCCATCTCCTTCGCCCGTTTCCACGCCGCCGCGCAAAGCGCGTACTTGGCCCCCAAGGGATACGCACCATAGGCGATCATCTCGCACCAACTTGTGAAAAGACAGCACCACGGCCAGCCTGGTTGACCGCCGTATTTGGAAATCTCCGGCCCCCAATTCGACCCATCCGGCTCTTCGCGGACGCCCTTGGCATGTTCCGCCAACGCGACTTCCAGAATGGCCCGCGCCATGCCGGAGACTCCTTCGGGAATGAACGGGTCGAAATAATTGCGCTGCGCATCACCGGAAGCATTGTAAAGCGCCCACCACGTCTCGGTGCCGCCCACCAGCACCTTCCCGTCCGGCTCAAGAAAACGCCCCTCGGAGTTCAAATGCGTCTGTTGAAAGTAAAGCAGAGCATCCATCGTTGGGTCGTCCAGGACACCGTTGACGACCATGCGCCCGACACCGAAACCATGCGCCAAGAGAATGCCCTGCATCTCCGCCACTTCGGGTCCACGCGATCCTTCTTGAAGCAACATAGGTACCTCATTGAGCAGGCGGAGGCACCGGTGCCACCGCCGCCGGTTGTGCATTCGCTTGCACGCTACGATAATCCACCACCCCCTGCGCACCGATGTAACCGCCGCCCACCACAAGCAGAGTGGTTCCCAAGCTGCCCGCAAGGTCCACCACCTGCTGCGCAATAGTCGGCTTCACAATGATGGTCACAAGGGAGAGGATGAAGGAGAGAAAGGCGAGCACAAGAACGAACTTCAACGCCCAAAATTTCCGGCCACCGAGTTTCCCGTTCTGTTCCGCCATATTGATCCCCTAAGAGTTGTCAACCATTTTCAACTCTATCAGGTCAAAGATGGCGTGTCAAGCATAAAAGGGGGGCCGAGCACCAACCCGGCCCTTTAGGGGTTCACGATGGCAGAGAAGGAAGCCGCCCGCCTAGTTGCCCGCTTCAAACACCAGAACATTGGTGTCAGCGCAGTCGTTGTCGGGATCGAACGTCACCTTGGACGCGCCCACCACCATGCTCGCACTGTCAAGCGCCACCGGCACACCGGAAGCGTCGTACACACTGAATTTGCACCACGTCGGAGTGAAGTCCAAGTCGATGTCGAAAGCCGCAGCGATGTTCGCCGTGGTCAACCCCACTTCCCCAATCGTATGCCGCCCACCCACAACCTTGCCGGTGGCATACACCACCCACACATCTGCGGGGACAGACCCGGACACGGCGGGAAGCACACCGCAAAGAACCGCGCCGCCAGGCGAAATCGCGGTCTCCAAGGTCAGCGCCGTTCCGCCGGTATTGGCACCGACGACATTCTGCGTACCGTTGACATCAATCGCAGTAACGAGGTTGTCCAGCGTGTTCGTCAGAGCAACGCCAATCAGCACTTGAATGTTGCCGGGACCGACACCACCGCCGTCGTCAAACTCATAGGTGTCCGCACCGATGGTCACGGTGTCGCCGTTCGATGGGTTGTTAACGGGCGTCCAGATCGCTTTCCCGATGTGACCCTGATTGCGCACCTGCTCCGCCATGCCCGTCTGCCACCGAAGAACACCGTCCGCGTCATACTGCCAGTAGATCGCGTCCACCGGCACAAAGAACTCGGACGCCGGGATGTAGGCGTGCGTGGTGTAGTCCTTGATGTAGATTTGCGCGTAGTCCTCACGATAGACCATGTGGCCGTCGTCCATCGTGATGAAGTCCCAATGATCGAACGCGCCCATAGAAAAGACCGCCACAGCGATCTCGTTGTCATGCCCAAGCCAGCCGTCGATACCGGCAGGACCAACAGCGTAGGTGTCTCCATCATTGGCCGGAACCGGATCGTCATTGGCAATCAGAATCACCGACATGATCTCGGTGCCAAGCGCCGCGATGTTCGCCAACGTCTCCCCGACCTGTTGCAACGCCGCTTCCACGTTGTCCGTGGTGAAGTAGTTGTCGGCATCCACCAGCGGGATGCCCGCCGCCAGGAGAACGGCACCGAAGTTCACGAAATCCGCCCCGCCGGTGTACTGAATCAGGTACGGAGTACCCACGTTGACATACACGATGTCACCCGGCTCCCCGTTGAAGAAGACCCACGCCGGGCCACCCGCATCCCACCGGGCAAACGTGCCGTCTTGCCCAACCCAGGCACCAATCGCACCCGCGGCCACGGCGTAGGTATCGCCATCACCCGGAGCCATCGGCGGAGTATCCGTCCAATCCAAAACCGTGAAACTCTGGATGTTGTTCAGGTATTGGATCAGGGCCAAAGTCGCCGCGCCGAGATTCGCCGGAGCGCCGACCTTCTGCGCCAAGGTCTCCTGCTCATCCGCCGTCCCCGGAACGGGAGTGGCAATCATGGCGTGGAATTGATACCAGCCCGCCGCCCCATCACTGACAATGACGTAGGAGGAAACGGCACCCACCACCACCATCTCCCCGCCAGAGAAGATGATGAAGTCCCAATGATCGAACGCGCCCATGCTGAAAACGGCCACCGCCAGATTGCCGTCCTGTCCCGCCCACGGGCCGATAGCACCCACGTCCACCGCGTAGGTATCGCCATCCAGAGCAGGCACCGGCGGAGCAGCGAGTAGATCAAGCGCCGTGTATTGAAAACTTCCCGCCACCACGATCAGGTCATTCAGCATGTCCTGAACCGACACGGACACCGGAGAAACACTGCCGGTCTTCGAGAGGATTTCAGGATCGGCGGAAGCCGTGAGACCCACGGACGAAGCCTTGAGGTCGGTGATGTTGAAGAACGTCACCCACACCGCACCGGCGTAGCGGTAGAAGGTGTTTTCCGATTCCACAAACACGCACATGCCTTCGTTGGGAGTCGTATCCACCCAAGCGGTCGCACCGGCGTCCCACTCGTAGATGTGATCCACGGTCCACCCACCGGCAGTGGCCGTGGCAAGATAACGCGCCCCGTCCGCCGGACCCATCGGGGGAGCGGCGAGACGATCAAGCACACTCTCCTGCCAGTCCAGAGCGGCGATGGACGCCATGAGCATGTCCACCAGCTTGCCGGTCATGGTGGGATCGCCCGCGGTCTCCACGACGGACAGGACGACGTTGCCCGCAATGTCGCGGATTTCCAACGTCACCCGGTTGGTCACGTCATCGTAGTCCACGTAGAAAACGTACTGCTGGTGATGATCCACGCCCTCTTCGTGAACCGCAATTCCGTTCTTCGTGATGCTGCAAATGTAAGGCATTGTCGTCCCCCTTACGACGGTTGGCCGGGGCCGTTTTCGTCAACGATCCCCACCACCACGTCGTTCAAAGCGAACTCGAAGCGGTTTTCCGCCACGTTGAAACGCAGCCAGTTCTTGTGGTCCGACGAGAACCACAGAATGACGTTGCCAAACCCATCGTCCCCGATCACCTGCCCGCCGACGCCATCCCCGTAAATGATCTCAGCCACGATTTCGTAGCGACTGAATTTCAGGGATGTCTCAACGGGAGTACCACCCGCCAGAGTTGCGAGAAACGTGTTGACCTGATCTTGTAGGTCTTCAAGCGCCCGCTGATCTTGGCGGTTCACCGTGAAATACTGCACCAAGGCCATTTGCACACTCCTTTGTGTTTGGGGCTTCGCCCACTCCGCCAAGTATTCTAAAGGAAGGCACAGGGAATGGCAAGAGAAAAGAAATGCGCCAAGACCACCGGGCAGTCCTAGCGCACATCCCAAGAAAAGCTACTGTCTCAGCGCACGCCTTGAGGATCGAATTTCAGCGGTTTGTCCTCAATCAGACGGACCCTCAGACCCTTGGTTTTGTTCCCCGGAGTCAAATCCGTCGTCTTCGCCGGACGGCCCGCCACCCTCACCGGAGAGCCGGGCGTACCGCGATCCTGAAAGCTCACGCCTCCGCGTTTGTCCTTCATGCGTCACCCACCGCTTAGTTGGGCGGCAGAATCACCCCGAACCGACTCAAACCGTCCATGACAACGATCACGAAACCGTTGTCACACTTGGTCGTGCGCACCTGTACCACCGTGTCAGGACGCAGGGAGTCCACGTAGAGACTGGCATCCGCCTCAACCGCCTTGATTGAAGCATCGTCAATCTTGTCCGTGTGAAAGGCTTTGATTCCGGCCATGCTTCACCCCCGTCCTTACTGCGGCCCACCAAAGTCACTGTCGCTCAGACCGGACATGATCGTGATGGTGAAACCGTTGTCACTCATCGCCGTGTCCATCTGCGCCGGGTCCACCGCCTGCTGCGCGGCCAAATACTTCACGAAATCGTCCGCCGCAAGCGCCGTCTCCTGAATGGAAGTTCCGTCAATCTTGTCCGTGTGGAACACTTTGAGAACTGCCATCGGCCCTCTCCTTTCGAGAAATCGCTACGACAAGGATACCGGCAATCTGTAAAAAAGGCAAGCGAGAAAATCAAAAGGGACGGGGGCCATGTACCGGCACCAAACGCAAAGACAACCCCACCGGTTTCTTAGGTGCCGGGTCTCGGAGCACTCTTCACCCGCTCAAGGAACTCAAGACCGGCTCTCCGCAATTGGGCGCGCTCGGCAAAAAGGCGGGGTCACACTCAAGCACCGGGGTCTTGAACTTTCGTCCACCGAATCACCGGGACACCCCACTTTCCACGCTTGTACGCCTTTTTTCCTTGACAAGCCGGAAAAGCCGTGTTAGAGTGTGCCCATGATGACACGGACCACGAAAGGGCAAGGCGATGCGTACCAGAACCCACAAAACCTGCTGGCATCCCCGGACGGAAAGCACCGCGGAACTGAATCCGAACCGCCCCTTCAATTTCATCTCCGATCCGGGACATGGCTACCTCAAGGTGGCCCGGCGCTTCTTAGAACAACTCGGAATCGCCACCGAGATCACGTCCTACTCTTTCCAGACGCCCCACACCGGGTACTTCGTCTATCTGGAAGAAGATAGCGACGCGGCGTGCTTCGCGGACGCCTTCAAAGCCAAGTATGGGCACGATCCGATCATGCGTGTCCTGAGAATCAACGAAAAGAGCATCGTGCGCACGTTCCCGCGTTACATGGACGGACGCCGTTTCCACGCGGAAAACGGACGCCCCCTGCTTGACCACGAACTTCCGGCGGAATCCCGCTCAATGGTGGCACTATGAAAAGAACAACCTTGCAAGATTTCGGCCTCATACCCGGAAAAGTCCAAGTATGGTACTTGAAAAGGGGTTTCATTCCAAATCTGGCGCAAGAAAAGTCCCTGCGCAAGATTGCGGATGACGGAAAGGACTGGCTTCCTGATCCCGTTCCTATCGACCCGAAACGCTTGGAGAAAACACACACCCTCTTAGGCACCGTTGGCTTCCCCGATGGAAACGGAATCGACGGGGTGTTTCTCGCTATGCAGGGAGAGAATTGGTCCCCCGATGGCGAAGCCAACGCTTTCCTAGAAGAAAAAGGAATCCACCACACGTCCATGATGCTCGGTGACGTGCTGGTAAATCCGCTCGGACACGTTCTACTCTGCTCTTGGAGGGGTTGGACCATCCTTCACTAAAGACCTCTCGTAACGCAGCAAGGCTCCATCCCGCTCCAACACGTCCACCAAAAGTAGAAAGGGGCAAAGCAGGTGGAGCTTCTTCTTTTTCAGGTGAAAATCAAAATCCAAATCTTCAAAGTCACCAGAGAACAAGTCCAACGCCTGCACCAGCGGAACCAAGGGTACCAACACCGTAAATACATCCGGTATGTGCTGGCAGGTAAGGGAGAGCCGCATCTTCTCTCTTGGTCTCCGCCCTTCAAAGCCAATCACCTGAATAGATTTGACGAATTGCACACCCGCTACGCTACTCTCCGCACGGTCAAGAGGTAGAACTTCCTTCTCAACACTCCCGCCAACGGCTTCAAGCGGGATCGTTCTTTTTGGGAGCGCCGGATGCACCGCCACACCGCCCACTCATGGAGCCGCTTCCACAACACAGGCACGACTTCCTCGCGGAACGGCACCCCACCGGAGCACTTCAAGGCGCACGGTCATGGGGTTGCCGCAGTTTTGACAGATCGCGAAGAAGGCGGCACGAGAGAGATCAATGTGGCGATCATCACGCCTGACCCACTGCACGCACCGCGCACCCCCACGTCGGCCACAGGTGAAGGGACCACGATCATTGATACGCACATCCACCGACTTGCCATTATCTTTGTTTGTCACACGCACCAAAGAGTGAAACGGCCACCGCGGATGAGCCGCGGTGATGGCGTTCATGTCGTAGATTTCACCCGAAGCTGTCCGTCTTCCATGAAAAGGCTCCGCATAGTACGTCGCCCGGCCCCCCTCAATGACCGGCAACGGAGAGGGCGCGGCAGAGATCGCCAAGGGAACGAACACAGCCAAGGTGAAGAGAAAAAGCGCCAGTACAAATCGTTTCATAGTTTGACCTCATCCAAGTCGTCAAGATCAATTGGATCGGTGTTGCGAAGATTGCGTTTCACCAACACCCGCTGTGTCTCAGGATCAAAAACCGAGAAGCAGGACGTACAAAGCGTGCGCTTTGCGTTCCGCTCTCGATCTAAGATTCTGATAGGCACCTGACACTGCGGACAGCGAACATAGAAAGGCTTTTTCTCACTCGGTACGCCCACCAACTTCTCCGGTTCCCTCAAGATAGCTGGCGCAACCTCACTCATTACCGGATACTCTGACACACCCAAAAAGCGTTGTCAACTGAAAGATTATTTTTCTTCCCGGTCTTTGAGAGCACCGCACGACCCAAGCACCGCGTTCTGTCTCAGGTCTCCACACCATCATCCAGCCCTCCTCGCCGCTTCAACCTCTTCCGGTGTCACATCTACCCGGCGAGCATAGAACTCCCGCTTCAACGGAGCCCTCTCCGCCCACGCGATTCCCACACGGATCGCCACCAGCTTGTCCACCACCGGTTTCATGCCGTTGATCGCCACAAAACCAGAAAGGGAACTGTCATGCGTGACTACCCACTCTCTGCCACCATGCACCGGTTGAAGAATCGCACCGCGCCTCCCGTCCATGAACTGCGCACTCTGCAACGCGGACAAAGACACATTCCCGGCAAGGGAGCGTATTTCAGCGTCCCACTTGGAAGGATCACCGGCAATGAGAACAAAATCCTTGTCGTTTACCATGTCAGCCCCCCGCCGCACCTTTTAGACGGTCACGGGCGTAGTTGGGGCGCGTATCCTGAAAAGAAAATACCGGCTCAAGAAGATCGAGCATGATCCCCCGGCACCGGTAGTATTCCTCCACGTCCCCCGCTTGCGCGGGGCGGAAAGCCATGCGAAGAATGCGCCCAAAGGCAAGCTCCGCCAACGCCTCTTCCTCTTTTGTCAAAGACATTACTTTGACGCCTTGCGCTTGAGACGCTTCCGTTTAGTGAACCACAGGCCGCAATTCCGGCAGCAAAGGTGAACCAAACGGCCAAGCACCCCCATCTCCACCAACTCACCACCGCAGATTGAGCATTGCATTCAAGTCCCCCTTCGTGTCCCTGCTCCAAACCTAACACGCCATTCCCGACGTGTCAAGAAAAAAGAAGTCGCGGGAAGGGCCAAAAAAGGTTTCTCACCCCACTTTTCTCTTGACAAGCCAAAAAAGTCGTGTTATAAAGCATCCACACTGCCACTTGGCCCCTCCAACAAAGCCCACCAAAAGGCACCCGGTCGCAAAGCCGGGTGCCCCGCATTTTGAGGCCAGGAAAAAATGCAATCGCTTGCACTTTTTCCTTGACAAGCCGAAAAAGGCGTGTCAGAATACCCCTAGACACTGAGAAAGGACACGGACCATGACACACCGAGAAATGATTGAAGCGGCGGGGAAGATGCTCGAAGGCTTGCGGGCAGAACTTGAAGCCGCACGCGCTACCGCCACCCCGGAAGAGATTGCCGACATGGAAAACGAACTTCGGGAAATCGAGTCGCTCTTTGATACGGAAAGGAACTGACAATGCAACGCCACATGGAAATCGCCAGCATCATCCGCGCCCAAATCTTTGCTGCGCACGGCCCATTCGTGCCCGGCTCTTGGGGAATGCGCAAGCTGATCGCCATGCCAAAGACGCACCGCTTTGGCAGCTTCATGGAAGGCGGTTTGAAATTCTACGTCTCCGGTCGCCACTTCACCGGATGGGTCATCGTATGGCTCACCTGCTCCGACGATTATACCGTGGAGTTTGGCTGCATCCGCCGGGGTAAGTGGACGACGGTGGAAACGGTGGATACCGTGTACTGCGACATGCTAACGGACGTGATTGACCGGCGAGTTGAGAACAAAGCCGCCTGATCTTGCTTCTTGACTTGAGCCTACGCCGTCGCTTGTACCTTAGCCTCTGCCGCGGCAATCACATCGTCGAAATTCTGCGCACGGGTCGGAAGCCCAAGGCGTTGTGCCGCTGCCCGAACGCAAGACCGGGACACATCGTACCTCATCGCCAGCGCGACCACGGGCACCTTACCGAGTAACTCCTTGATCTCCGGGTGCGCATCTTCCAAACGACCGCGGAAAGACGGAGGCGAATACGCCCGCTGTTCAAAAGCCGGAATGCCATTGGCCTTGCGCAAATAGAAGATGGTGTGCCGCCCAATGACGAATCCGACCTTCTTGGAATACTTCTTTGCCAAGGCCGCATCCGTCATCGTGCCAAGCTCCACGAGAATCCGAGTGCGCCAACGCTCCGCCAATCGCTGCTGCTTCTTCTCCTTCACGTCGCTCATCTTTCTCCACCCCGTTCTTTGTGAACGGTGCTTTCCCAACGGGCACCATCAACGTAACACGCCTTTTCCGCCGTGTCAACACAAAAAAGCGCCACTGAAAGAAAGACGGGCACAGGTAGTAGGGCGTGTCGGAAAGACAATCAACCGAATGTGCTTACGCTCACCTTGGGCTTATAGAAACGAGCCGCGTGCAAAGTGAGAATATAAGCCACGCCCGCCATCGCGTCGGACACGTCTTTGGACCCATGCTCCGGGTGGTCAATCTTTCCCTTGAGTCGGTCATGCTCCAACTGGCGAAGCTCCTTCATCGCAACGGGGTAGGGGTACAGGTCCACCCGCTTCTCATACAAAGCCGCCTTGAGAATTTCGTATGGTTCGGTGGTGCGGTCAATCGAAAGCACATCGTTGGGAATGCGCCGCCGCGTAAGCTGTTGCCTCATCTCCGCCGTTTGAAAGCTATCCATAGACACAAACCCAATCCGCATCCCAACCTCTTGCAGCCGATAAATAATGTCGCGGATTCGGTCGTACTGAATCTCCCGGTGCCGCGGTGGAACAATACGCAACAGCAAGTCATAGACGATGAAGGGTGCCCACTCCACCTTCTCCGTCCCATCATCCTGCCGCCGCACCACCCGCACCATATCGGAAATGTGCCCCACGGCAATGCCGGTGGCGTCGCGGGTTAGCGAGGGGTCAATGTGAACCACTCGCAAGGATTCAGGATTGTGAATGAGCACCGGCTTCCACCGCGGATTCTGAGGATTCTCCTTGAGCAGAGTAGAAAGCCGAAGTTTAGCCCCATCCTCAAGGGTGGTGAACTCCTTAGTGAAGGCGTGGCGGCGCTTCTCATTGACGCATTCCACCACCTTCCCGAAGTCCTTGATGAACTGATCCACGGTAAGCGTGCTGACCCCGGCAATGTCACGAAGAGAGCCGTCACAGTCCTTTTCAAAATCAGGTCGGAAGTCCACCGGAACGTCAATCACTTTCCCGGTCGGCTGATCTCCGGGGTAAAGCACACGGGAACCGGAAAGGTCCGTGCCGACTTCCACCGGAAAAGTCTGCGTAGAGAACTGTTCACGCTTCACGTCCCAAAGGGCATATCGGCGGGCAAAAATGGTCGTGTCGGAAAGCGCCTGCCGCACCTTCCGCTCAATAAAATCGTTGGGGTACTGCGCACTGGAAAGAGAAAACATCTTGCCGGGCAAACGTCCATGTCGAAGGAAGCGGCTCTTCATGCGACGAATCATGGCGTTATACAAGGACGCCGCCTTATCATACACGCCCGCGGACCTTCCCCCAGCAGTCTTCCGTACTTCCATGATGGGCATGAAGTTGGTTTCATCCACCGCTCCGGCCACGACGTTCAAACCGAGAATGGAATTGTCCGTGGAAGCTCCGGGGAACACCGTGATGCCTTTGGGGAAACGAAGCTCCGAGACTACGGTAGGATCATAGGCAAAGTTGTTCTTGAAAAACGGAGACTGCCGCACCTTCGCCAGAAGACCGGAAAAAATGGCCTTCCGCGCCTGTTGCTCCGTGACCGAAAGGTTGATGATGACGATAGACGAGCCTTCCATGAGACCAAAGGACCGCTGGGGATTACGCAAGCAAGCAATCTCATAAAGGCACCGAAGCAAACCAAATTCAACTTCAGTGCTCTTTCCCCATCCGATTGCTCCGCCAAGGATTACTTCAAGATAATTCCTCTCCGGGTTGAAAATCTCACAAAGGTCGTCCAACACCTGCGGATAGAGGTCTCCACCGGTTACACCCAAGTAATAAGGATCGGTGAAAAAGGTCTTAGCATCCACCGGGGATTCTTCATACTCCTGATCGTAGATAGCGGTCAGCAAATCCTCATTGCCCAAGAGGATCATTTGCAGAACTTCCCGCTCTTCCGGCGAAAGGCGAGAAAGCATCTCCGCCTCTTCGGGTAGGAGTTGCGGCGGAAGAGGAGTCTCAGGGGGGCTCATGGACCAGCCACCACTACCGTTACAGGTTCTTTCTTTTCGCCGTCCTCAAGCAGCCCGGCTTCGGACAAAACATTGTCTCCAAGACGCTTCTTCAAAAGCAGCCTGTCCAAGTCCCCCTTAGTGCCCAACGCCCGCAACGCATCCAGCACCCGCCGCCGCGATCCGGGGTCTCCCAACACAGTCATGGTCTGTTGGGTGAGTTGCCCAACATGGAGGGTCAGGTTCACATCACCACCACGCTCCGGCGCGGGTTGCTGCGGACCACCGTACCCCGGCGTGCCAAGCTCTCGCTTCTTGTCCAGAAGGGTGTGTAGTATCGCACGCAGTTCAGCAACTTCCCCCCTTCCTTGCGGGAAAAGGTGTTTGATCTTCCTTTCATTATCGTGGAGCAGGTTGATACGGTCCTGTTGCAACATCGCCAACTCTTCCAAAGCCGCAATCTCCGGTGGAAGAAGTTTGGTCTCCTTGATCTCCACGGCTCCGTCATCGGTGACAGGCTGCGGAACGGGATTACTCAACGTCGGAGCCAACGGGGGATGCGCCCTCTGCTCGGCACGACGAAGACGGTCAAGCGCCTTTCGCAGAGCTTCGGTATTCACGTCGGGAAAAAACCCCTGCCCCTTGATCCACCCCGCCAACTGATTGCAAGAAACACCGGAGAGCAATTTTTCAAGGAGCACATTGTAAATGGGCAGGTCTTGAAGCCGCGTCACCGCCTGCTTCGGCACCGGCTTTTTTGACTGCTTCGATCTTCGCACTTGCGGTCGCGTACTCATGCTCTGGCAGTTTCCTTATCCGGCTCCGCGGTAAAGCTGTTGAGCGCATGAGTGAGTCCATCCATGAGAGGATAGTTTATGTCCACACCGCTCTCCCGGCATTTCTCCGCGAGTTGTGCAATCCCTTGCATTGTTTCGGGAAGACACCGAATCCACACATTCTCCACGCCGTCCAGCGTGAAGACCATGAAATTGAAACGCAGATCATTGCCGTAGTGCGCCATCAACTCTTGCAGGATGCCGCCCAACTCATCCGCAGTGGCGTCCTTCACCCGCTCACCAAACGCCTTCCTCATCCCCTTTGGCAGTCCCTCCATGATGCCCTTGGTAAGAATCTTCCACTTGGTTCGCTCCGCAAAGCCCATGAGGTCTTGCAACTCTTTGTCCGGGTACTTCGGAAGCAACTGGTTGTAGAGCTTCAAAAACTCCACAGGATCGTTCTGTCCGTGGACGTTATTGAGCGTCATGCCGGTGAACACCCGCAAATCGGGATCGTCCCACTTTTCAGGAAACACCAGCGCGGGAATGGTCTCCCACCCCAAGATGCCAGCGGCTTTGAATCGGTGAAACCCGTCCACAATCTCGTACATGCCATCCGCGGGGTCAAGCCACACACGAATCGGCTGCAAGCACCCCGCCTCACGCATCCGGCGCACCAACAAATCAAACGTCTTGTTGGTCATCCTGTTCGGATTCCATGTGTTCGGCCTGAGCTTCACCAAGGAAATGTCGGCCAAGGTGCCGGGCAGCTTCATGGATTCCGGCGTACTCGCCAGAGAATCGGGGGGAAGGAAACCCTCGTCAAGCCACGCAGTATCCTTATGCGCTGTCCCAGGTTCGCCAAGCTCTTCGGGAACAGGACGGGCGGCGATGCGTCCCCGAAATGGAAGGCGAGACAAGCGACTCTTCTTTTCGACCGGAACAGCCGGGGCTTCCGTCCTTGGCTCAGAAACATTGACAACCTTTTTCTTCGGCATGATGCATCCTCAAAAACATCCGCCGAAATCATAACACGCCAAAAGAGGAATATGCAACTACTAATTGTGGGATCAGACGAGAACCACGTCTAGGGCTTCGTCGTCAAAGATCAAGTGGGGCACCGGGGTCCACGCATGGAGCAGGCAAAGAAGATGGGCGTCCGTCACTTCCCCGTCCTCATCAAAAAGCCCCTGTGTTTTCAACGAAGGCAAGCATTCGCGCAGAGAAGCAAGGCGTTTCTCCTTCCATTCAGCAGGAAGATTCTTGGCATCCCATCCGGCACGACGCAAGGCAGGAACCACGCCCAAAGGCCCACGAAGTTCCTTTCCCACACGCCGAGTGATGGACCGATTGATGTATCGCTCCATCATGCCCGCAACCGTAGTCCACGGTGTAGGCGTGTCCGCCGTCACCATGTAATCGTACCGGTCGTCATACGGATTCCGCACAGTGGAGGGAGGGCTTGGAGACGACACACCAGATGACACGGGCACATCGCCACCAGTGGAAATACGCCGCTCCGCCGGGCTTCCCATGTAAGGATTCCGCCCGCCACGCGCCCCCTTGGAGTCCACCGCGTCCGCGTACCCGCCCGCACCGGAGCCAAGCAACCTCTCCACCCCATGCACAACGGGAAAAAAGGTCTTTTCAATCAAATCGCCGAAGGCTTCCTCAAGATCGGCGTCCACGGTCCTTTCGATCCACGTAAGATCGCCTTCCATGAAGTCGTAATAATCCTTCGCAGCATCATCTTCCTGTTGAACATGCCACTTCCGGTACTTCTCCATCGCCCGGCCAATGGCAAGAATCCTGCGAGCAGCACGGGCAGTGAAGCCCACCGAGTTCAAGAAGTGAAAGTCCTTGGCCCGGTGCGCATGATGCACGTCCTTCTCCCTCTGCGCCTGAGCCACTGCCGCGGCCCTCATCGTGAGCATCATGGCCGGTTTGTCGAAATCCAAGGAATACTCCGCAAAGAGCTTCCCAAGCCACCGCTGTTCCCCGCGGGTTGCTTCGTGCTCCCCAAAACCGTACACCGCATGTTGCGCCTCATGGATCGCCACCGTACCATACCACACCGGATGATCCCCGATACGCACCAGCGCCTTCGGATTCATGGAGATGTTCTTGGAGTGCAACCGCGCCTCGCCAAGAATGCGCTTCCTCCGAGCCAACTCCCTCTTGCGCTTCACGGGATCGGTCTGATCGGAGTAATCCTCATCCAGAACCGATACCTTGCGAAGAGCCTTCAAGAGATTCACGTCACCGGGAGCAAAATGCTCCCAAATCATCTGCATGGAAAGAGTAAAATCGGAAGGCAACAGTACCCGTTTGGACCACTCGCCGAACTCAACCTCAAGCTCTTTCTTGGACTTTCCGCGGGGAAGTTTGCCAGCGCGTTGCAGAGAAGACGTGCAAATGGCGTAGGACGAAGACGTGCTTACCCCGCGGGCTTGAAGGTGTGCTACACAGCGGTCCAGAATAGCGGGCATCACTCATCCTCACCGTTTGTCGCATTATCGCACAGGTCGTCGCCGAGCGCAAATCCTTTCTTCGCCTTCCGCACGCGCTCAATCATCGCGGCACAGTTCTCACGAAACTGCACCTTCACCAGCTTCGTCTTGTCCGTCCCCCCGAACAGATCGTGGTGGAACTCCGCCAGCCGGAAGCTCTTGGCGTCAAGGAACGTCGTGGTGGGATAGTGCTTGGCAATCTCCACCATACGGTCCCCACCCGTGGCTCCGTATGCAAGCATTTGCACCGGCCACCCCAAGAAGTCGCGGACCATGAGAGCGTTCTTCAACTGAGCACGCCATTGCGGGGTCGTAGTCGTCACCGCCTGCACCTGAAAATTCATCATCATGCAGGTACAGTGATTGTCCCGCATCCACGCCACCTGATTCTTGAAATCGCCAGAAGTTACAAAGCAAACGTCGGGAAGCACCAGCGCCCCGCGGCGTTGCAGCTTTTCCAGCATGATCCACTTGCGCTTGATCTGAAAAAGGTTGTCCAGACGCGGGTAGTTGTCGTACACGGAAAGATTCGGAGCAATGATGAAGTCCACCCCCTCAAACTCCACCATCTCATCCGCCCACAAATCCAAGTCCTCACAGAGACGATCCAAATGAAAATCGTGGGTCGTGGTGGTGATCGCCACTGCTGAATCTTTGGGTATCTGAAAACGCTTCCGTACATCCTTCTGAGGGGACCACGAATCCCGATCCGGGTAATAGAGATGTTTCAAAGAAATGGTGTAGAGGTCTTGGTAAATCCCTTCTACATGGGCGTTCACCTGAAACCCAACGTCCGGCCAATCGTACTCCCAAGACACCCACGGATGCTCCCCAACGATGGAGAGCCGCGGAAGGTACTGCACGCGCTTCCACACATCCGGGCTTTCAGGGTTGTATTCTGGATTGAGAAAGCAATGATCCTGACCCAAGAGAGTAGCCAGGTAACTCACCTTCTCCGGGGAACGGGAACAGATAGCCCGGCAACCATGCACCCACTTACCGGACTCCCCGCCAACGCACACTTCTCCGGGTCCAACACACCACCGAGCATCATTCCAGACACTCCACCCACCGCAAAGCTCTTTCAACGGGCAGGTTTTACAATTTCGTAAATAGTCGTAGTCGCGGGCTGCAAAGGTGTGACGATACTCAGCATCACGTTTTTGGTTTATGTCGAAACCCACACACTATTTCCCCTTCTTGACCCGATCCGCAAGCTCCACGGCCCGCTGTGCGGCCTTCCTGATCCCCGGATTCGAGTCATTCAGCAAATCCCGCGGATTCTGAATGAGTGTGTCCGCGGCATCGGGAGAAATACCACGCGGTTTTTCCGGCTTTCCCCGTTTCAACCCGGAAAGATTCCACGGCATCACTTCGCCATTTTTCGGAGCCATCTTTTCTCCCCTACATCCTACGAATCATGCGATACGCCGATTCGAGAGTTGACTTGTTCAAATACTTCCCGTCCACACGCGCTTGCGGACCAAGCAAACTCAGCCCCATCTCCGGCATTGACGGAAGATTGCGAGCGTGCTGTTTCCACTCACGCACCAGCCGATCCTTTCCAATCATGTCACGCGGATCGCGCAACCGCAACCACTGGCGATTCCCCGTGGCCCGCGCCATGTATTCCATTGCGCCACGCGCCTCTGTAGGATTCAAAAAGCGAGCGCCCATCAAAGGCCAAGCAACCGCCCCGGTCATGTTACCACCAGTACCAGCGAGAAAGCCCAACCCGTGAATGCCAGAAGCCCGCGCCATGATAAACATACGCGGCATAGCGGAATAACTCACACCCGCGCCGCGCTGCTGTCCGGGAAAAAAGCCGCCATAACCGAGCATGGGAGTGGCACGTCCCGCCTCCGCGTTCCACACCTTCGAGATGGCATAGCTCACGCTCCCGCCACTCGGACCCTTGCCGCTCACAAGAAGAGAGTCCCCCGCTCCCGAAATGGTAAAATTCCACCCACGCAAACCAACCCCCGCAATACCGGAGATAGCCGCCAACTGTTCCGCAGCGGTGACACCACGAATGGGCTTGATCCCGCCTTCGGTTAGCGCCTGCCGCAACCGCCGATCCGACACACCATGAGCGTCCACCGTATGCCCATCGGCCCGGAATTTTGCAATGATGCTCGCGGGTTTTTCCTTCATCACCTGATCGCGCATCCCACGGACGTTCCCCACGAACTGTTTTCGCAATTCGGGGGGTACACCACGATCACGCGCCGCGCCCGTAATGGTTTCATGCGAAACGAAACGAGTGTAGGCTTGCTGGAAAGCCCGATCCGCTTGCGCCGCTTGCGCCGCAGCCTGCGCCCGCGCTCTGGCTTCGGCCTCTTGCCGACGCATCAACTCTTCACGAGCACGCTGCTCTTCGGCGATCTGCGCTGCCGCCCGCTCTTTTTCTTCAATCTGCTCGCGGGTCGGACCACCGCCACCACCCGCTGCTCCGCTTGCACGTCCTTTTCCGGCCATTCACACACCCCCGCGGACAAGAATGTTCTGTCAACATGCTAAAGCAAAACAACCACGCCCGCAAGAGATTTCAGCCAACGGTGCCAGTGGCAGTCCCCGCACAAGGAACACCCGGACCACCGGCCATCGCTCCCGTGGCAATGACGGTCCCCGTGATAGGGACCGTCACCACCGCATTCGTTATGAAGTGCTGCACGATGGCTTCCGCCATCGCCAAGATTTTCGGTTGAGCGTCCGGCGGAGCCTGCACCGCCGCAATGATCGCCTGACCCAACACTTGTCCGCTCAAGGGCATTCGTCACCCCCTCGGTCTAGCTCCCCGGCGGCACTTCCTCAAGCACGCCAGCGTTCACCGCCGCCGCAATCCGATCCCCCAAGTCCGGCGTGGTCACGAACCACTGAGCCAGCTTCACCGCCAAGTCAGAGGTTGCCGCATTGTGAGAGGCGAAGTCAAGGCAAATCAGGTCGAAGGCGTGCGAATCCTTGTCCGTCTTGCCGATTCGCTTTGCCGTCTCCATCGCCAGCATCACGTTGGCGTACTGCCCATCGGTGAGGGCGAACGTCATGGTGTGCAGAGTTTCACCGGTGACGGGATGCTCCGAAATGGGGTGCTCCGGCTTCGGACCGACCCCGCGGGCGATTCGGATGGCGTCAATCAGTTCCCGCAGGCTCATCTTTCTGGCCCTCGCCGCCCACACGTCAAAGTCAGCCCGCGTATGAACGTAGGCGAGAATTTCCTTGGCCTTGCTCCACCCGATCCCGGCAAGGTCTTCCATCGTCAAGCCAAGCTCCGTCGCTTGGTCATAAATGAGTATGAGGTAGTACGCCTTCCGACGCTGAAAAGACAACTCCTTCTCAACGTAGGTGTCGAAGTCCTTGAAGCCCCACGCCTTGTAGCAGGTGGACCGGGCGATGTCCAAGAGGACGTGTCCAAGGTCAAAGTAGGTCTCTTCCACCACACACGCCAGGCGAGCCGCTTCCGTGCGGAGAGATGCTACGGCTTCGGGAGCCAAAGTGATCTCCGCGTTGCTCCCTTCCATGAAAGGCTTGCGTCCCATCAGTCACCCTCCTCCTTCTTGCGGAAGCGCCACCCACACACCGGACACGCCCCGGCTTCCGTGCGCTTCTTCTCCAAGAAGTCAGTGTATTGTTTGAGCATGTCCAAAACGTCACCCTTGCCGCGAACGCGAACGGTAGGATCATCCATCAGAAACCCCGACTCTTCCAAGAAAGCGTCCCACGGGTCCATTTCCCTGACTACTCGAATCGTCAAAGCCATTGTCGTTTCCCCTTCTCAAACTGGTACTAAGCCCTATAGAAAAATCTAACACGCCGCTTTTGGAATGTCAAGGCTTCTGTGCAAGCAGTTGCACTTTTTTGAACTTTGACGGCACAACCACCCCCGTCACCCGATCCACCCGGTCACTCCACCGGGAGAGAGTCAACACCTGCTTCATGGACAAACCCTCGCGCTTCCCCGGATTACGAAGATAGTAGAGAATCAGCGCCAAGGCCATTGCATCGTACTCATCTTCCGTTCCAAACTGCTGCTTTCCATACTGCGCGCCTTGAAGCACGGCAATGGTGTCTTCCTTGGTCGCATTCCCCTTCCCGCAGACAAAAGCCCGCGCCACGGAAACTTCCACAACCAGGGGGACAACCCCCATCTTGAAAAGAGCAACCCGCACCGCCCCGGACACTTCGGCCAACCCGGTCACGGACGCGGAAGCCCCGCCCCGTGAAAAGGCGTAGTTCTCAATGACGGCGTGCGGAGTACCGGCATCCAACATGATTCGGCACACCCCATCACAGACGAAAGCCAATCGCGCCGCCTTCTGCCGCAACGTAAGGGACTGGCTCTTACCGGACTTCGTGCGGGTCATCTCTGCGGACACAGGGGCATACTGCAAGGCTTCGTGATGCTGCACCAGCCCATCGCCAAGAACCACCACACCGGCGGAATCCAAGCTCAAGTCAAGGCCAACAGCCCATGTCGGATGAACAAAGCCATCCGGCTTCGGTACGGGTCTCTCCATCACTCAGCCGCCAGAGAAAAACAAAGGTCTTTCACCGGGCAAGCCTTGGCCCGACCTGTAAATTCCGAAGCGCACTCCCTCTCCAACCGCGGTGGGTAACACTCCCCACCGCTTCGCGCCATATCCGCACGCGCCGTTTGTTCCGACCGGCGTTTGAGCACGAAGTCGGCAATCACCCGCTCATCGCGCTTCAACGAAACTTCATAGAAAGGACCGTTGCGCCAACCCCCAGCCGCGTCACGCACGGTCGCCTCTTTTTCATCATGCCAACCCTTCGATGTATAAACAAAAACCTGTTGTCGAAGCCCAAAGAGCATCATATAGACGTTGGCTTGCACAATATGGTCCGCCTTCACCCCACGAAGACGATTGTGCCCGTCCGCAGAAATGCTCTTGATCTCCAAGCCGACGATCTCCCCGTTGGAGTGTCGAATCCCGCCGTCAATGTCCCCACCAATCCCAAGCTCTGCATCAACCGCGTGGCATTCATCATGCACCCAAAGGTGCGGACGTTCCCGACCACTGAAAGTGGACAAAGCCGGGCATTCGCCAGGGTCCGGCATTCGTACCCACTCATTCGGCATATCCCGGCCAACGCGATGCTCGCACGCAAGGCACTTCCACTTCCCGACCAACACCCCCCGCCGCCCAAGGAAGCGGTTTTGCAGGGTGGTGTGAATCATCTTGCCAAGCTCCATCGTCCATTTCAGGTTCAACGAAAGCTCCGGCTTGGACACCCGCAACCCGAACACATGAAGGATCACCTGCATACGCGGGCAGTAATCCTCAAGGGAAGACGCATGAAGGTAGGAATCATCCCGCACGTCGTCTTCCTTCACCGCCTCAATCAAAGCGGGAAGCACCAACGGACGAGGGAGAGTGACGGGAATACCCGACACAACGGAAGACTTCTTTTCAGCCGCACCAAGGGGCTTTACCGCCGGAACGGACGGCTTCTTGAGGCCGGTCCTGACCCACCGCATTTTTACTCCTATTTCACGCACAAAAGGGCGGGGTTTTACCCCCGCCCGTGTCTTCACCAACTACCACACCAAGGCGGAAATCGCAAGAGAGTGCTTGCAGAATCCGCCGTGAGAGCCACGCCGGTAAATCCAGTCCGGGCAGTTGCACGAAGTCTGCCCGTTGTCGCGCACCTGCACTTCGTACTCACGGCCTCTCGGATTTTCCAGAGTGAAGGCGTGAACCAACTCACCCCACCCGTTGATCTTGCGCCCGGTGTCGGTAATGGAGTAGGTACGGAGCACTTCAACCGCCCGCTCCGCACGATCCGCCACCGCCTTCTGCGAGAACTTCCCGGCCTTCACCGCCTTTTCCAAGTTTCGCATGATGGTGGCGCGATACTGACCCATCCGAGCGCGGACAACCGCGATGGCGATAGCGATGGAAGCAGCCGGATTCGTGGTGTGAGTGTTACGCATTGTCGTGCCCTTTCGTGTTTCGTGGTTTGTGGTCCGTGTCATCATGGGCACAATATAACACGCCACTTTTGGCTTGTCAAGAGAAAAATGCAATCGCTTGCACTTTTTTTTCACCCCTCTTTCAACCCCGGCTCCGGGGTGCCAGTCAAAGCGTTGAACACCCCTAACGGAATCAAAACCCAATCCGGGTCCACCCCCGGCGGCATGTTCTCGAAGGTGTAGGACATGGCCGGGGACACCCCTGCCGCGTGTGCGGCATCCGTCACCCTTTGAAGATGCCCCACCGTGATTGAGATGGAAGCGTGCTTAGTGCTCTTGGCTTCAATCACCACCACGGAGTCAACAGTGTCCCCCTTCCGGGTAGGGTGTGCCCCGCTTCTCGGTTGTAACTTGGCCCCGCGCCGCTTCGCAACCCGCCGCTCCTGCCTTTTCCACGTCGGAACGTCGCACTCCCGCCCAACTTTCTTCCCCACCCTTCTAGGAATATGATCGGCCAGGGCCTTCATGCGACTTTCCGACCAATCCGCGCCGCAGTGACAAGGGGAACCAGCACCCGCCACAAGGCGCGAAAATCAGCAGGATGTTCCCGAAGATGCTCCGCCACCGCCTTCTGCGTGCGGAACTCCAAGCCACCGAGAAACCACTTGTCTTTCACGGTCTGAATGACGTTGTACCGCCGCGCCGTCTCGAACACCGAGCGAAGCTGCATGATCTCGCCCTGTGAATACCCGTCGTGCCCAATCAGGCAAGTGATGAACTGACCATAACCAAGAGGGGGGTAGGTCTTGTTTTTCGTCACCTTGAAGTTGGTGCGGTTGAGAATTGACAAACCGCCGTCTTCCGGGGACAGAAAATCGGACTTGTCATGCTTTCCCGGCTCTAACTTCACTTCGGAGACAGAGGCAAAGTCCTGCCCCAATCCGGCAGTCTTTACATCGGGATTCATGTTGGGATAGGGCAGGTTGATCTTGGAACGCACCTGGTTGACCAACAGGATGCGGGGAAGGACGGTCGCGCCTTGCCGAGCCACGATAGCGGCAAGCCAACAGCGCAGGGCGCGGTTGAGCAATTCGGCGTTTTTAGGAGGAGCCTTTTTCTCCGCCGTGTTCTCCTGCTCCCACAGAGGAGACATGGACGCGATGGAATCCAGCACCACAAAATCGGCGGTCTGTTCCCGAATCAGCACGTCAATCAGGTCAACAACGTGCTCCGTCGTGGTCACGTTCAAAAGATTGGTCAAGTCACGGTCAGCCCCGCAGTGAATGTACCAATCCGGGTCCACCGCCTGCTCCACGTTGACCACGGTGCAACGAAGCGGCTCCTGTACCCGATGCTGCACCCACCCCTTGCGCAATACGGTGACTTCCTGCACTTCACCGGTCTCTTTCCCCTCTTCGTCCTTGACCTTGACCTTCTTCACTTCGTAGGCGGCTTTCTTGAACTCATCCGTGTCCGTATCCGGCCCCGAATGCAGACCACCCTTCGGGTCGGTCCATGTCGGCACCAACGGCAAGGGGGAATTTCCTTCCACCTTCGGATCACCGAGAAGCAAACCGTCGTACCGGCAAATCTGTTGAGCCTCATGGACCGTATGTGCCGCCACCGTGCTTTTTCCGGTGGAACGCCCACCCCAAATCTCATCGAAAGGGCCACGCCACCCGCCGCCAAGGGCAAGGTCCAAGTCGAAGATACCAGTGGAAATCCGGTGCCCAAGCACCTGCTCACCGAGCCGAACAAGTGTGCCCGGCCCGTACTTCGCGTTGATCTTTTCGCTCACTTTGACACCGCTTTCTTTGACGACTTCCAATCCTCGTAAAGCGGGTGCAGCTTGCCCATCACACACTTGGACCAACACCCGCCCTCAAGTAATTCAAGGCACTCTACCTTGCCGGAAAAAGCCCCGTCCGTTTGACAAGGCAAAATCCCCGCATCAGGACCACCCGCAAAATCAAAACACGGTTTCGTAGCAATTACTGACATAATTTTCCCCCCAAAATTTGCGGCAGCACCATCCCCGCAGCCCCCTTCACAAAAATATCCGTAATCCGGTGCTGAGTGTACGGAGTGGGGGAAGGATTGACTTCGATCACTTTGACACCGCGCTCTTTGGCGATCTGAGGAAGCTGGTTTGCCGGTTGAATGGAACCGGATGTACCGACAATCAGCATGGCGTCCACCATTCCCCGCACCGCCTTGAGCGCAGCCTTGAGCGCATCCGGGGGTATTGATTCACCGAAAAGGGTGGCATCCGGTTTCAGGATTTGTCCACACTCACACGCCGGAACGATGGTCTCATTTTCCGGGTCATGCACGGCAAGTATCTCCGCCACGGAGTACGCCTTGCCGCATTTCAAGCAGACCAAGCGCCGGGCATTGCCATGAAATTCGATCACGCGCTTGCTCCCGGCCTCTTGATGAAGACCGTCAATGTTCTGCGTGATAAGTGCCTTCAAGCGCCCGGTCTGCTCCAAACCGGCCAAAGCCGCATGTGCAGCATTGGGCTTCGCGCCCATGAACTTCCCCGCCAACGGGCCAAGAGCCTTCCAAAACCCTTCCGGGTTATGGAGAAAATAGGAAAGCGTGGCCTTGCCCATGTCAAACTTCGACCACAAGGCGTCGGCATCGGTGCGAAAGGCGGGGATACCGCTTTCAACGGAAATCCCCGCTCCGGTCAACACCACAATCTTCTTGGCGGTCCCCAAGACCGTCTTTGCTTGTGCCATCACGTCCATACCCTACCTCACAATCGGGAGCTTGAACGTGGAAATCTCACGCACACCTTTTCCCGCCACCGGGGTCTCGGAAGCCGGAGCCGTTTCCTTGTCTTTGGAAACCGGAGTCTTCTCATACGTGGTCTCCGGTGCGTCCCCGCCTTCCATGCTCTTGTCAATCGCGTCCGAAATGGAGTCCATGCGAGCGTCGGTGTGTTCCTGAATGAACTGGCAAGCCTCGTCGTACTCCTCCTTGTAGCACGGAACGGTGCCCCACACGCCGACTTTCAGGGAGTTGAAGTCCCCAAGGTTGACGGTGCGTTGCGCCGTGTACCCCGGCTGCGCCGGTATGGTTACGAAGCGATGCACGGCAATGGTCTCCGTGCTTTCCTCTTCCCGCACCATCCTCATCTTGCCGTCCGTGACTTTCAAGAATTGCTTGCGAACGGTAATGGTGGACGGAACCAAGATGATCTCCGCCGTCTCACCGGGAGCCGGAGCCGGATGCTTTTCCACCGGAGCATCCCCGCGCCCCTTCACCAAATCCACCGGTTTCTCCACTTCCTTGACGGATGAGACCGCCGTGGTAAACCGCCCGGTCTTGGTGCCGGAAGTCACCACAGCACCCTCTTTGCCAAGTACCGGCAAGCCGCCCTGGGGAATCGTCACCGGCTTGTCACCGCTCACGGCGTCGCCTTCCGTCATATTCGCTGCGTCTTCGATGTGGGCCACCGGACCCAAATTGGCGTCCTCTTCCACCGAAGCGCCCGCCGCAAGATGTTCCTTCTCCAAAGCGGCGTCGTCCACCGGATCAGGCGTCACACCGTCAATCTCGTCGAAAACGCTGGTATCCACGGTCTCCGACAACTCCCCGTCTTGCACGGGTCCGCCGGACGCTGCGGAAGAAACCAGAAGAGCATCGCCCTTCGTCCTTGGTCTCGCTTTCACGGGTATTCTCATGGGGGTTTCTCCTTTCAAAGTTTCACCCTTTCTAACTATAACACGCCAAAAGGGGCTTGTCAACGCCCTTCGTGCATCATCGCCCCGATTCTTTCGTAAACCCGCCGCCGAACCTTTGCCAGTGCAACCCCAAACCTATAAGCCGCGTCCACAATGTCTATGACTACCGGCGTCAACTTCCCCGGCACCACACGCTGAATACGCCCCACTGCTTGCTCCACATCGCCACGGGGAGTCATAAAAATAAGGGTGTCCAAGTCCGGTATGTCCAAGCCCTCCGCCGCAATCGGGTACGTTGCCATAATCACGTCCGACGCCACGGCCTCCATTCGCTCCGCCGGAGTACACTCCCCAACGTAGGGACTAACCCACTTCCCGGTCGGAACGTGGGGAGCAAGCATGGTGCGAACCGCGGCAATCTGCTCAAGACGATCAGAAAGACAAAGAATCTTCCTACCATTCCGCAACGCCTTCAAAATGAACTGGCAGAGCACCCAATTCCGCTCCGCATCCTCTCCGATACTGGTAAGCCACCGCGCCCTGTTGAAGTTCCCGTTTCGCTGAATGAAGTTTCGTTTGTACGTCTTGATGTACTTCACCACCTTCACGGTGGGGGTCATAATCGCGTCGTGCTTCGCCGTGGAAATGATCGGCCCGACGTGCCAGAAAAAAACCGGCTCCAACCCGTCCTTGCGTCGCGGGGTGGCCGTCAACCCAAGGCGCACCTTCGCAGGAAACTGCACAATCACTGGTGCCCATGTCTCCGCCCCAAGCCGGTGAACCTCATCCGTAATCACCACACCCGGCCATCGGTAGAACGCAGAAGGGTACTGTCGGACGGATAGACTTTCTAGCATCCCCACCACGAAGTCGTAATTATCACCGAACTGACACATGCCTTGACGAACAAAACCCACCCGCGCACCCGGAAGATGCTCACGGATACGGTCTCCCCACTGCGTCATCAAAGCCGTCGTGTGGACCAAAATCAGGGTGGTGCGACACAGGCGGCGGGCGACCTCCAACGCCATCACCGTCTTTCCGCTTCCCGGCTTCGCCAGGATAATCCCACCATAAGGATACGAACCACTCAAAGCGTCCATCACGGTTGCCAACACCGGCTCTTGATGAGGACGAAGCGTGATGGACGGGGCTTTGAAAAGCCTATAATCCCCCGCGGTAGTGCAATCAGTTGCACCCAAGATCACACTTCGCGGAACGATTGCAGCATTGCGCGGAATGGCGATCCCACCCGGCTCCATCTTGAAAAGGTCTATCTGAGACTGCGCACCGGTGGGGTCAAACTCGGACGCTCGGCTCAAAAAAGTCAGACGCCCGGCCAACGTGGACGGATTGTATGGTCCAACGGGTAGGTGCAGCCAAGAATCCACAAAAGGAGTCGTCATACTTCACCACGCTACACTTTCGCACTTTCCACGTCCGGGCCAATCCCAGCTTCCGCGATAATCGGAATCTTGAAAGCCGTTACCGCAGTCTCCATCTTGTGACGCAACCATTTGGAGAAAGGCACCGCAATTTCCTGTCGTACCTCAAACACCAATTCATCATGCACCTGCATCACCAAGCGGACTTCGTGGGCAAGAGACGGAGCGCCCCAACACGTCAAAAGCCGTCCATACCGGGTGGACCGTTTGTACCCGTGCGGACGAATCAAGTCACGGTAGATGTTGCGCATGGCGATCTTGATAAGCGCCGCCGCGCTCCCCTGAATCGTGTAGTTCACGCCTTCCGACCACGCCAACCATCGCTTGTAATTATCAGAAGACCGATGTTCCGGCAGATACCGACGCTCGCCAATGACGTTCTCCGCGTACCCCCTCTCCCAAACAAAATCACGCATGTAATTGTGGTATTCAGCAACCCCACGATAAAGCAAGAAGAAAGATTTGCGGAAGGCTTCGGCATCGGAAGGACTCACCGTCACCCCATAATTCAAGAAAGCGTACTCCACGAAAGACTGCGCGGACATTCCGTACAAGAAGCCAAAATTCACCGCCTTCGCCATGTGTCGCTGCTCTTTAGTGACTTCGCTCTCAGGAATGCGCAAAAGGAACGCGGCAGTACGCCGGTGCAAGTCTTCGTTCGCCAGGTACGCCGCGATCATCACCGGGTCACAACTTTGGTGAGCCATTAGGCGCAACTCAATCTGCGAATAGTCGCTTGCCACTATCACGAAACCAGGAGACGCCTTCGCCGCCTTCCGAATCAGTCCCTTTTTCCGAGGCCAATTCTGCACGTTGAGGGGATCGGAAGTGGCATAGCGCCCGGTTGTGGTTCCCGTCTGCCTCCAAGACGTGTAAATCCGGCCCCCGTGGGAATGGGAAAATTCAATGAGAGGATACACGTATGTCCTAAGCAACTTTTCCGACCCACGCCAATCGAGAACCGCCTTGGCAATAGGGTGGTCAAAGTATTTAAGAATTTCAGAACCAGTGGGATAAGCGCCGGGCTTGGGATTCTTCTTGCCCCGCGACTTTCCGCGCTCCAAGCCCTCACTCGAAAGAAGTGGCGGAGTGCCTTCATAAAGCACTTCCGACAACTGCACCGGGGAGCCGATGTTGAACTCCCGCCCGGCGTACTTGAAAACTTCAGTCTGTGCAGCCTTCGCCGCCTCTTCAATCCCCGGTGCAATCGCTTGCAGATGAACGGTGTCCATCGGAATACCGGCCATCTCCATCTCCGTCGTCACACCAACGCACGGCATCTCAAGTTCTTTGAAAGCCTTTTCCAAATTCCGGGCATGAAGCATCGGAATCATCACGGAGCGAAGCTGCAACGGAATCGTCGCGTCCACGTACCCGTAGCGCAACATCTCTTTCCAATAAAGGTCTGGATTTGTAGCTTTCAGCTTGCGAATCTCACCAAGGTCTTTCACCACCGTCGTATGAAGAAAACGCTCCGCCGCGGCTTCAATACCATGCTTTCGCTCATCATTTGAAAGCATCCACGAAGCCACCATACAATCGAAAATACGAGCCGTGCCGACATTTCCGGGCACGTTCTCCACGCCATTGTTACGAAGCACCATCGTATCAAATTTGAGATTGACCCCCACAATTTCCCGCTGTGGATCGGCAAAAAGAATCTCAAGCCAAGGTTTCACATCACGATCAAAAGAAAGGTCGCAGTCGTCCTCAAAACCAAGATACACCGCATACCCGAAGCCTTCCGACGTAACGGGCGGAATCCCCAAGGAAAGACCGGTTACGGTGTGATCGTCAAGAGAAACCGTTTCAAAATCGAAGGAGACCACGGGAGCGGCCTCAAAGCGGGCACGCTCCCGTAACCATTCGTCCTTTGTTCGGATGAGGGCGGACTTGAAGTCCATTTCAGAAGGGAACGCCTTTCCCGCCGCCCGCCGACACGATCCGGGCGAACTGCGCCAAACGGGCTTCATTCGGAGCCAGAATCGCCTCATAATCGAAGGGCTTGATGAGCTTGCCATCCGGCCCAATCAGCAATTCCGGCGCGGCTTGCGCCTTGATGGTGAAGTCGTCACCGCTGCCCGGCGTCTTGTCGTCCCCCCGGAAGACTTGCACGACGATCCCCTGCAAGCCTTTGGCGTATCCACCGGCAATCAACTCTTCCGACCGGCGACGCAACTTCTCCATGACCTTTTGCTTCGCCGCAAAGAGACGCACCTGATCCTTGTACGTCTTGTCGTCCTTGCCGACGTACTGCGTCCGATCAATGATGGTCCAGAAGGCCACCAAATAGGGGGTGTCACCGGCGGCGCACACGGGGCACTCCGGGCCGGGGCACGTTGCGAAGTTGTCCCACCGCCCGTTCGCACGAACCTGATGCTCCATGATCTGTGGAGCGTCGTCGTCCACAAAGACGATCACGGTATCGGTATGGGGTTTGAGCCAGAATCGGCGGGGGCCACGGTTGCTGAGGGCTTCGGCTTCCTTGATGGTGTGCGCCATCGTCTTGGTGCCTTTGCCCTTCATCCACGAGGGAGTCGAAACGGCCATAGGAATCTCCTTTCAAAGAGGTTTCAGTTTAGCAGTCCCCCAAGTTGACAACGCAGGTCAAGGGACGCTCGGACACTACCGAAAATCTAACTGCGTCTTTGCGGATTGTCAAGAAGATTCGTGGAGAAGCACGAAAATTTTTCGCGCCAACTGCCGAAGCTCATGGTCCGGGGAATCCGAATACCGCTTGCAGAAACCCCCGGCGTCCAAGGAAATCGCCTCAAGCTCCCCCCGCAAAGCACGGGCGGAAGGAAGCAGGGAGAGAGCCGCGGCTTCACATTCTTCGGACGAAAGAAGGGGTGCAAGTGATTGTTTGAGTGCACCATACCCGGCAAGTGCGGTAGTGCAGCCGAGTTGGAAGAGATGGACAACCCGTTTGTCCGTCACCGCCTCAAGCTGCAATGCCGGAGGAAGGACAAATTGCCCGACCGGGCATCCCGTCAACTTCACCGCGAAAAAATCGGACAACGCCGGGAAGCACCGCAGCGAGACACCGGAAAACGAGAGGCGAACCAAACCGTCTGTGTGCGTGACAAGATTGACTACCAATCCCACCACTTTTGCCGTTGGTACTGCACCCATACGATTCCCCCTCTTAGTCCCAATGTATCGGAGCGCCGCTTACCCGGCGTGCCAAACCGCCAGACAACGATTCTATGAGTGGACCAAGCGCGGCCTTCACTTCCTCTTCCGTGTGGCTCCCCGCATCTTTGCCGAGCACCACCGGAAGGTAGAGTACCGCACGTCCACCTTGTTTCACAATAGCACTATGGAGTTTGTCACCGTTTATCTGACCAGCCCTATCCGGGTCATAAAAGATCACTACCGGTTGACCGAACTCCACCAATTTATCCGCCTGTTCCTGTGCAAACCCGGCCCCCGCCGTGTCCACCACGTTGAAACCCGCCTGCCGAACACGCACATGGTCAAACGGCCCCTCCACCACCACCACCGGCTCCGGGCGAAGCAAATGCTCCCCGTGGAGCACCTGCCCCTTCGGAAAATTCCAGTAGGTGTGGTGCGGCTTCTCCTTCTCCGTGACCTTCTTTCCATCACGCACCACTTCAATCTCCCGCGGCGGATGAATCAACCGGCCAAGAGCACCCACAAGTTGCCCGCCAAACCACCGCACGGGAAAAACCACCCGGTCATGCAACTGATCGTACCGAATCTCCAATGTCTCCCACGTCTCCGGTAACACATGGCGATCCCGCAAATACGCCAACGCGGGAGACGCTGCCGGGTTCGTAAGAGGAATAGACATGCGATCTAACCGCCCGTCGTCATACATCGGCACGTCTTCCGGCGGAGCCGAATAGAGGCTCACCAAACGAGGCATCATCACCGCATCCTCATACGACCGACGAGATGGGGCAACACGCTTCTCCCGCGCTTCCACAAAAGCCAAGACACGTTTATAAGATTCCTCACCACCGCGGGCTTTGAAAAAGCCTAAGTAATTGATTTGGAAAAGCAATCCGTAAAGATTGTGCCCTGCACGGTTGCACGCAAAACAGTGCCACTTGGATTCCCCCTCGCTGACTTGCAGACTCATGCTCCCCGGCGGATTCTGCATCCTGCTTTTTCCATGCAACCACGGGGAAAACGGGCAAAGCATCATCACGTTACCGGTCACAGTCTCGGCTTGCAAATCAAGCATCCGGGCCAAAGAATGTAAATCAACCGTGTTCATCTCTCACCCTCACAAGGGAAGGTCGTCGTCTGCCTCAAACGCACATCCACCGCCCCAACCCCCTCCTCAACAACAGCCCATCACCACACCTTCACCACCGGCGGCCTGGCCGGTTTCAACATGGTCACTCCCATCTCGAAGGCCACGGTGTCAAACACCATGTCCTCAAAGTCCCACCGCACCTTCAAGGCACACACGAGGCCGTCACGGTTTTTGAAGCAGGAAAGGTGCATGGACCCTTCCGCCTTGTCTTCGGGGTACTGCACCATCCCAAGAATGATGCTGGCGTGCTGCCCGAAAACATCCGTGCCGTAGATGTTTTCGGTGTCCACTTCCTTCGCGCCCTTCTTCTGCTGTCGGTTGATCTGCACGCATCCGACAATGGGAATCTTGTAATCGTTCGCCAACGTCGCCATCTCATCACCCAACTCCGCCAAACGGTCATTCCGACTCATCCGGGCGGAAAAGTGGGTGGGGCGGACCAGATAAAGGCTGTCAATGAAAAGAATATCCGGCTCCGTCCGTTCAATCGTGGCAATCACGTCCGGCACCGTCGCGGCCATGTTGTGCCCGACAATCTTGATCCCTTCGTAGGACCGGAGCAGACCAAGTGTGCGCCGGTACTCCGCCTCATCGTCTTCCGACAAAGTGCCTTCCAAAAGACGACTCATTGGCACCTGCGCAACGTAGGCATCGTGGCGAAGCTGCAAGGATTGGGGGGACATTTCAGGCGAAATGATCGTTACCTTGGCCCCCGCCGACCACGCACAGTCGGCGTGCATTATCATTTGCATCGTTTTGCCGACGCCAGTGCGGGCCGCAATCAAACCGAGCAGGCTTGGACGCCATCCCATCGTCGCCTTCGTCAAAGGTTCCCAAGGCATTGGCCAGCCTTCCGGCTCCCCGCCGCGAGCCTTGGCCTTGTCATACCGCTCTTCACGCAATTCAACCGCTTCCGTGGAAAATACCTCATGCTGGTACGCGGCTTCCCGTGCCGCATCCCGATGTGCCAACGCCACCTGTCTGACCGCATCATACACGTTCCCGGCGTTGAGCATGTCCACCGCGGTATTCACACCTTCTTGCAACGCATAGAAGGTCGCCCGCTTCACCATCTCAAGACAATAGAACTTGGCCGTCTCCGGCGGATCAGACGCGGTGAAGCCGGTGTACCGGGCCACAGTCTCAGGGCTTGGCACCTTTCCCGTGGTCCGGCGAACGCCCATGATGTACTTGAACACATCCAGCCTCGACGGGTCACGAAAATGCCGGTCGGTAAGAGAGTGCGTCAACACTTCTTTCAATTCTTCGGGGTGCCGGAGCACACGGGAGAGAAGGTCTTGCTCAAGCTGGCTCATCTCTTCTCACCCCCGGTGCAATCGCTTGCATCCCCGCACGGTATTTGAAGTCCGCGCCCCTCAAAAAGTCCAGAAATGGCCCCCTTGTAGTGAGAACGCAACACCGAAAGGGACAAGCCAGAAACCAACACGGTCTTGAAAAGCTCGTTCTGTCGCGTCTGCAAAATGCTTCCGAAAAGCTCCCGAAACTTGTCCGTGGTGCTTTCCATCCCAAGGCCGGAGATCACCAAAAGGTCGGTGGTGTAAAGGCGCTCTTCAAACGTCTGCTCATCGTCCGGCGAGAGGTCGTCTTCCATGCAGAGACGCACCAAGTCGGTCGCGTACACAAACAAAACGCGAAAACCATGCGCCCGTGACTTCTTCGCCATGATGGACGCGGCATCGTTACCCACGGCGAGGTTCCCATGAAAGATGAAACAGGTGTGCACGGGGCTGCGCATGGCTTCCACGGTCTGCCGAACGAATCTGTCCACCGCCACCCGCGCCGGTCCCAACGGCAATCCGCTCAGAGTAGTGCCCCAAAAAGCAGCGGGCAAATTCATAATCTCCATGTCACGCGGACCAAGCTCACGCACCGTGGAGCACGAATCGGCCTGTATCGTGGGGTGCGGCCCACGCCCTCTGTGCTCATTCGTCATTCAGAAAATCCTCAACGCCAGCCAAGCCGTGATCGTCACTGTCCCCGCCCGGACACTCCTCATCCATCGCCGTCGCCACTCGCGGGGAAATGCGCTTGGTCCCCCTCATGTCTTCCTCAATGGACGCCTGCCACCCCACCAACAAGCCGGGAAAAGGCCGACCTGTCAACCCAAGACCAGCCATGATCCGCGGCGCATTGTCGAAAAAATGGTCCAGGAGCGCACGTAACTTCTGCCGGGCTTCGGCAAGGGAGTCCTCTTCCGTCATCCGGGAGTCGCCCAAGCGCCCAAGCAGCTTCTTCAACTGCCCGAATCCCTTGCGCCCAATCAACACGTCCGCAGGCACCCGCCCCTCGTTCGGGTAGAGAGCATAGTACCGCTGCCGCCAATATGAGGCGAAATTCCCCACCGTCCATCGCTCCACCGGCAAGGCATCCAATTCCGTCTCTCTTGCGGCAAACTGCCCCGTATCAGATCGGGAAAACAACTTCTTCTCGGTATCCTTCTTCTGATCCGCCGGGGGAGCACCAGGAGTGAAGGATTGCACCACTGTTTTGAGATTCAAAGCCATGTTCAACTCCGCGGAAAACATGAAAGGTGACATGGGTGGCACCTTTTGGCCCGAAAGGTGACATGGGTGGCCCGCAGCTAGTATATTAGCATTATTCGTACCAAGTACATTCAAAGTAGGAAATTTTTTACTGACTACTTGTAACGGGTCATGGGTGTCACCTTTCCCCCCAAAGGTGTCACGGGCGTCACCTTTCGTCCCCTCTCGCTTTCGGTAGCCCGCCGCCCGGTTTTTCGAGTAGAACACTCCCACAGCCGTCTCCCATCTACCCCGGCCAACATGCCGAATCATTCCAAGGTCTTCAAGTTCCCCGGTGCAACGCTTGGCCGTGCGTTCGCTTATTCGCAAGGTCTTGGCAATCTCCCCCTGGGAAATGCAGGACACCCCGTACTCGTTGGTTCGGGATGCCATGAGCAGATACACTTGTGCCGTCACCGGCTTTACCCCGGTCAGTGTATCCGGCACAAGGCACAACCTCATGCAGTCTTCCTCACACGGCCATCGGCAAGCCCGGACCCCCTCTAAGTAGGGAAGCTACCCCGGAGTAGAAGCCCGTCATCAAATCGCCAAGGCTATCGTAAACAACATGCTTCCGGTAGAAATACCGGGGTGCATCCGTCCTGATCCCCACACCGATCACCTCGATCCCGGCCAACTCCGCCGCCCGGACTGATTCTCTCAGGTGGGAGTGAAGAATGTAAACACCACCAGTCCCACGCCCATCAACCATCGCCATCGGGATACCATCGGAGAGTACAAAAAGCACCTTCCGGCGCTCAGGCCGCACCACAAGCCGCTTTGCCGCCCAAAGCACACCTTCCCCGTCCACATTCTGACCTAGCAGGTCATTCATTGCATACCAGTCATTCCGGTGCGACCAAGCCCGCTCTTGGAAACTCTTGAAAACGACATGAAGCAAGGATTCATGGCGAATGCCAAACGTGGGACGTGCATTATAATGCGTAGTAAAACCAAGCACTTCACACGGTACGTTTGCCATCTCTAACGCATCGCAGAAGAGGGCGGCAAGCTGAATGGACGTGTTGAACTTTTTTCCGTGCATGGAACTTGAGCAGTCTTGAAGCAGCGTAACCGCCGTATGGATTTTTTCCCTTTTGACCCGGTTGGCGAACATCCGCGGATCACCGACGAATGGACGATGAAGAGCGCGGGTATCCAAGATACCGGTCTCAAGATGGCGCTCCCATTTTCTTCCGATGCTTTGAAGGTCCATAATGAGTCGCCCACGGAGAGCCGCCACCTTGTCCACCAAGCCAGAGAAAAGACGCTTCCCTTCAATGAGGGCCTCCGGGTCAATCATTCCGTCCCGCCAACTATACTTGGCAACGTCCCTCACATGGACTTCCGCATCCGTTGACGTGTCCACGTAGTACCGGGTCTCCCCCCGGAAGGCATCAACGGAAATCTCTAGGAACTCCGCCTTATCCGCTTCCCCTTCCATCATAACTGCGACAAGAGCGCCGACGTTTTCTTCGTCATCTTCCCCAAATAACTCACCATCCCTATCGGTATCTTTTTCCTCGAAGCCTTCACCGTCTTCTAAATCGCTCTTTGCTTCCGGTTTTTCTTTCTTTTCCTCTTTGTTCTTACCCCCTGCTTCTTTCTTCTCTTCCTCCACGGCTTTGTTGTCTCCGGCTTCCTCCTTTGCATCCTTCTCCGGCTCCTCAAACCCCTTGGAAGGGTCTGGTTTGCCTGAACCGGAGCCGCGTTTGTCGGATTTGGTCTTCCCCGCGTCTTTGCGGGCGTCGCTTTTGGTTTTTTTGGCTTCATCAGGATTGCCGAAAAGCCACACCTTGATAGGGTCCGCACACTCCTTGGCGTCTTCTAAGGTCGCCACGGCTTCAAGACGAGCTTTCAGGGAAGCAGGAAGGGTCGCATCAAAGCGAGACGGCCCCAGCGGAGTCGTGACATCTTCCCCGCTCCGAAAAACGTACTTTTCAACCGCCCGCATCACTGCAATCCATCGCTCCAAGTTCACCCTGTCTTTTTCCGACAAAGTAGGTCGCTTGGTTGCCACTTCTGCGGCATGATGCCTGAAAATCATCCGTTCTTCCACCAAGATATTCTCACCAGCCCCCATGAATTTTTCGGCAATGAGGCGATTCACGCGCCCGTCTTCCACGATATTGAACAAGTACCCGGCTAGTGTTCCCCCCAGCTTGCCCAAGTTTTCCGGCTTTCCATCCTTGTTCTTGCTAAAGAGGATGTGCGCAACTTCGTGGTCAAGAGCGCCACGGAGTTTCATTTCCTCTTCCTCGGTCAGCTTTTCAGGCAGCGGTGGGAGCACAATGGACAGCGTTTCGGGGTCTGCACAAGGCACCGTGCACTTCGGATGAAATTGCACGGTGACGCCCGTTGCCGTCATCATCCGTGCAACTTTTTCGCTCGCCGTTTCTAGGACTTGTATTGCCCTTGTCGTCATGGGCACTCCCTGAACCAAAGCGCCACGTCAAGTATAACCTAACACGGCGCAAAAGACTTGTCAAGTATTTTCAGAAGGTGCCAAAGAGTTTTTGCGCCATCTCGGAGAGGGCCTTGGAATCGGACGGGGAAGCCGCCTTGTGAAAGATCGTGGCATTCAAGGCGTCACGCAAGGAAGTACGCTCCCCAATACCACCGGTGGTGAAAGCCATATACAACTGCGCAAACCCAAGTAGGGAGCGTGTTGAAACCGGAGTGAAGGTTTGCCCGTTTTTCATTGCGTTACGGGCGTAGTTGGCGAGACGCACTGCTTTTTGTGCAATCGTAAAGGGAAAATCCTTCACCCGATGTTGTAGAATCTTGATCTCAGAAGGCTCATCCGGGTACGTCACCTGAATAAACACGAAACGATCTCGGAAGGCCGCATTCTGCGTCTGCGTTCCGGCATAGATACCGGAGTAGTCCCCGCCGCCACTGGTGTTGGCCGTCGCGGCGATCAGGAAGCCCGGCTGCGCTTCAACTTCCTCCCCGTTGCGCGGATTCAGGAAATGCCGTTTACGTCCAACACGCACTTCCAAAGCCCGTTGCAGAGCAAGGTTGATCTCCGCCGGAGCCGCGTCCACTTCTTCGCAGATCAGCACCGCGCCGGTCTTCATGGCTAGAGGAAGAGCGCCGTCCACCCACACGGTTTCCGTACCACGCAGGATAAAATGTCCAAGCACGTCGTCCACCGACGATTCCCCGTTGCAGGACGCCTTGACTACCTTGCGCGAATCCTCTTCGCAGATACGCTCAAAGCCTTCTGACTTGCCGGTGCCGGTTTCTCCGTAAAACCACAAGTTTAGATCGGCGGCAAGAATGGCCCGAACACGCTCCTTGAAACCCGGCGGATAGTGGAAAAAATTGGGGTCGTGGTCCACCGTGGAGTCCGTTGACGAGGACATAGGACGCACCCGCCACGTATCGGGGCGTGCTCCATCCTTTTTCACCGTTACCCCCTCGCCGCTGGGGGTGCGGGGTGCTACCGGAGTACCATCAAGGGTAACGGTCGCACCATCACTTTCCATTGTCATTCCGGTCTCAGCACGTACACGAGCAATCAGGTCCGGCTTGGCAACCTGAAAACGAACGTAAGTGGCGGAGACCTTCGCGGCCCGTCCCAAATCCGCAACGGATTTGGGGTACTCATCGGGATGATCCTGAATATCAGTAATAAGGAAATCCGCAAACCGGTTCGCAAGCTCCGGGTCCGTACTGGCAGAAGCAATCGGCGGGACACGGGGGACACGCTTCGCCGCGGTTCCCGCTTCTTCGGAAGTCACCCGCTCCCTGACGGAATGGGGGATTGTGGAAGCCATATCCTTGCGGCCCCTTCCGGCCATCCATCTCGGTCTTTTTCTCGCTTCTGGCATTGTCATGTCCTCTTGTAGTTCAAGTGTTCATCCGAAACCTAACACGTCAAAAACGGATTGTCAATGGAAAAATGCGCGCGCTTGCACTTTCGCATACCGCTCCCATAAAAAGGCAAATGCCCGATGAGGACCAGCCCCACCGGGCACTGCCTGACACTGGACACTTGACCAAGGGGCGAGTGGCTTGGGGGCCACTCCTACAACAATGCACTTTCAACGTAACACCCCGCATTCGACGTGTCAAGTATTTTTTTTTTTTCTCTCAAAGATCGTGTGACGCGGCACATGAGGCTGACTAAGCCCCGCGTTGCTCCCCCTCGAAGCCCTGCGGTGTCAAGGATTTTTCGGGTAGATGTTCACCGCACCTTGATAGAAGGTGAGTTGCCGCCCTACTCTCAGTCTCCAAGTGAACCATGCAAGAATCCACTGATCCAACGGCTTCTCCATCCCCGGCTTATAGAAACACACCCGCTCCGGCAAAAGGATCAATTCAAGCCCTCGGCGGAAAAGCGCCTGTCGTTTCGGCGTGTCCAAAGCGTGCAGGGGCATGAGGAGGGCAAATGGCTTGTCCAACTCGTAGGCCCGCGCCAGGAAACGGGTCAACTCAGAGTGTGGCGGGTGCGTCACGACGCAATCGAATTTCTCCGGTGCCCACTTCAAGAAATCCTGCCCCTGATCCACGTCCGATCCGATCACCATGAAACCCGCATCCGTCAATCCACGAACCAAGGAGCCCTCCCCCGCGGCACATTCCCACACCACCCATCGCGTTTTCAAGTAGGGAAGCACCGGCATGAGCACCGAAGGCGGGGTTTGCAGGAAGTCGCCGTGGATTTTATTCATCAAAAAGAGCGCCTATACGCACGCTGGCAATGTCGCAAAACTCTTGCTCCACGTCCATGCCGCAGAAAGAGTGCCCCAAACAGGCACAAGCAACTCCGGTCGTACCGCTTCCCATGAATGGGTCCAAAACCGTACCCCCCGGTGGAGTAATCAGGGACACAAGGTATTTCATCAAAGCCACGGGCTTTACGGTGGGATGCGTATTTGCCTGTCCGCGCTCCGACTTCGGAGCCTTGGCACAGTAGAAGAAACGACTAGGCGTATTTTCCACATCCAAAGCCCCCGCCTCTTGAGCAAAGACTTCAACAACATCGTTCGACCCGTCGTGAATTACGTTGGTAGGCCAACGTCCTTTCTGCTCCGGTCTTTCAAAGGTTATTCGATTTAGATTACGGCCCGCATCCGGCTCGGCTCCGATAGCGGCCAATTCCTTGCTCGTACAGGAGCCTTGCGGCGTAGCGCCATTCTTGTCCTTCTCCGACACGTAAGCGATTCTGCACACATCTATGTTCAAAGCTCCCGTTCCCCATTTCAGCACGTTAGCCACAACCGTTTTCTCGGATAGGAACTTTCTGGCAAGGCAAAGAGGCTCATTGGCTGGCTTGAGAGCCGTTCCCCAACCGTCCCATTGTTTAGCCGCGTCGGAGGCCGGGGCCATATAAATATAATCTCCATCTGTGTTATTAGCGTTCCACCGCTTTGCGCCAACGGATTTATCTATCGCTTTTGAAACGTCCAAACTTTTTGGAAAACCAGACCCATAAAGCCATTGAATCTGATCTCTGATCTCGAAACCAGCATCCTCTATTGCACAAGCCAGCCGATGATAAGTACGAGTGCCCCCAAAAGCCAGAAGGTGTGCTCCCGGCTTCATTACGCGCAAAATCTCTCGCCAAAAAACCACTCCCGGCACTCCATGATCCCACCCTACGCCCATAAAGCTCAATCCGTATGGGGGGTCCGTCACCACGGAATCAAAGGAATTATCGGGAAAATCACGGAGAACTTCCCGACAATCCCCACAATGAAGGTCTATATTCTCAATAGTCAAATCATCATGTTTTCTCAATGTTTTAGGCATCCGGCGGACCCCCCTGTGCCTGCCGAGATCGAAGAAGCGCGTCACCCACACGCTTTTGCACTCGCATCTGAGGGACAGGACTGGTTTGCGCACGGTGCTGCTTGTGTTTTTCTTGGTAAATGCCCAATAGACGGTACACCGTCATTGCGTGCAGACACCCAACGCAGTAAATCACCACCTGTCCCCCCACCGAAGACGGCGGAAATTGCCATCCGGCCAGCCAGTGCCCCACGGAGTACACCAGAAGAAATGGAATGCCGAAGCAAAGCGCGGCGAATAGGTACAGCATCGCGCCACCAAGGAAAAACGCCACCATCAAAATGATACGTCGTTCGCCGCCCTTTTGCGTTTCTTCTGTTCCTCTAGCCATGCCGTCCTTCCTCCTCTCCCTTTGATAAACTCTCCCGGCAGTTCCCCACGCGAGTAGGCATCTCTAAATATCTGTTCCATCTCCATGTCGGTAATTTCACCGCGAAGATACTTCTGATTCATCTCACAAAAGGTAACATGAGCTTCCCACGCTCGCAATTTGATTTCGTGCATTTTTCCAAGATAGGTCCGCAAGGTTACATGGTTTCTTTTCCCCGCACGCTGCTCGGACAAAAGGCTTTCATACACGGATTCACGAGCCATGCCCATACGGAAGTATCGGTACTTCCGTCCGCAGTGGGGACAGGTCTGCATTCGCCAGTAGGACCACCCGGCCTTGCGCTTTCCCCCGCGAGTCATGTACGTGCCATCCGCCCGTTTGTTGGTCCAACGGCCCAAATTACCCTTGGGTTTGCGCTTCCTGCGTCGCCCGTCCTTGCAATTCAACCTCGGCAAAAGTGTACTCCGTTCCTTCCCACCCCTCAAAGAACCGGCTTCCTTTCACACGCCACCAGAGATACGCCGCCCACCCACGCCGCCTACCCTTTGGAATGTTGTGCTTCCGCCGGTAGCGTTCATGGGCTTCTACCATGCTCTTCTGTATGTACGCCCTCGCACCCGTCCGATGCAAGCGCCAATCCACCTCATTCAGAGAAAGCAAGCGCAACCGTCCATGCGCCAAAAACCAACCCACCAAGTCAGCCGGTGCAATCGTTTGCACATCCGGCGGATGAAGCAGGAAACAGTAGGCCACGTTTGCATCCTGGTGATCCCGCTCCACTAACCCGAAGTTGTGGTGCTGATCCATACGAAGAAGCACGTCACCGTGAGGCATATTGACGCTCTTCACTTCCCCCCACACCGGGTACCCCATGAAGGAGAAAGTCAGGTCCGGCACCAAAGCTCCGTGAGCCTGCCGGTGACGTTTGGCGTTCGGGTCTATCTGCTTTTGAATGATCTTGAGCGCCGCCCGCTCCGCTGCTTCACCGGAGAGCACGCGATAAATGCCTTCCCGACGCACTTTGGCTTCATCCATCGGAAAGAGGGTGAATTGATCTAAGTCCTGATACCGCCCCATCATGGTTTCCGTAAAACTCGTGTGGAAAGCCCCAGCGTGGTCGGACTATCGCAACCTTCAAACTGCACCCTGATTGCCCACGGGCGGAGCTTCGGGTGCATGTCCTTCGGCTGTTTTTCCAGCACCCGTCCGACGAGCCCCGCACCTAGCCCCCGATTCCGCGCCGGTTCAAAGGTATCACCCACGGAAAGACTGTCCAACCGTACCCACCCCTCAAACACACGCTTTGGCGGCTTCACCTTGGTCGGACGCACAATCACTTCCGGTGGAAGACCGAGACGCGCACGGAACCGGTTGACGGCCCGGTGTTTGGCTGCTCTTCCATCACGCCACCCCTGCGTGTACTCCGGCGACGAATCATCATCCACCGGCCCCATGCCCGCCCCGTGGGTAAAACCGCGGAAGTATCTACGGGCGCGGGCAACAGCTTTCGCGTGCTCCTTGGAGTCCATCCCTTCTTCGGAACCCATGATGTTCTCCTTTTGGTGTCAACCCACTCCATGCGTAAAGCTCAGCAAGAGACCGCGCCTCACGCAAGCTCAGACCGCACCGATTAGTTCTCGCCGTTTTCGCAAAGAAGTCGGCTGCTTCATTCTCCGTATGACCGCGGTGGCCCGGTACGTGCTTGAATTGCACGAACACACCTTTCAGGTCGTCCAAAACTGCCATCAACCGCTTCCATAGGTTCACGTTCGCCACCGGTGCACCAGTGCGCGTCCGCCATCTCCGACGCTGCCAGCCCCACACCCAATCCGTGATTCCGTTCTTGAGGTAGGCCGAATCGGTGGTGAGAATGACGCTTTGCCCCTGTTTACGCAGCAAATCGGCGTCTAAAACCAGCAACGCCTGAACCGCCGCTTCCAACTCCGCTATGTTGTTCGTCGTTCTTGGAAGATACCCGGTCTCCGCCATCCACCAAGACCCGCAATTCAATACGAAGGCCCATCCGCCCTCTCCATTCGGATTCGGGTAGCAGGAGCCATCCGTGTAAATGAAGACGGGAAGTGTCATCCCGGCGGCGTCTCCGGCGGCTTGACGGACCGCATCCGCGCTTCCGCCATTTGAATCGCCACGGCCATTTTTGTGAAGTTCTCACTCGTCCGCTGCTCCGGCGGCACTATCGCCCGCATGTCATTGGCGAGCTTCACCGCCTGCTCCACGGCCAACACCCGGTCCTTGTCAGGAAACTCGGTGAGCGGCTTTCCGCCTTCCGTTTCAAGCACATAGCAGGTCGGAGCCGTGGAGAAGGGTCCATGCTCCGCGATGCTCAGAGGCACTTCACCCTGCGAAACGGCACAAGACGTGTTGAAGTGAGATACGGCCTGATCCAACTGGCGCACGGCAATCACCCACGCCACCATCGGATCAAACTTCGCGCGCGGCGGAACCACAAGCGGTTTCGGCACCCGTTTTCCAATCTTGCCAAGGCACTTGCACACAACCGTCCTGCGGATCAGATCGGCACGCCCCGCCTCGATCTTTCCGACAATGGCAAGACCCTTCTTCCGTGGCTGTATCAGCGTGCCGGTGGTGCCGCGACCGTGGCAGTACGGGCAGACTTCAGACGGAAGCCGCTCCACTTCGTACCATTCTTCGTACCCCGTCTTGGAGTCGTACACCACACGGTAGCGCAAGTTAGTGCCGTCAACATCACATACCGCCTTCGCCATCGGCGGATTCCCGTCGTCCCACATCACCCGCACTTGGCGGTCCTTCTGTCCCACCGTCTGCTCCGTGCTACCATCCAACTTCTCTTCGTTCATGCTCACGCCCGCCCCGCTTTGGCCATCTTAGCCCGGTATTCAATGGCGGAAAGGGCCTGGTGCAACTCAAGGCCCGCGTTCACCGCCGACTCCAAGGACTCCCAAAAATCGGAAACCTTGTCGGTCACGGCTGGAACGCCATGCACCTTCACTGCTTTGAGAAGTTCCTTCGCCGCCTGTAACCGAACAAGGGGCGTCCGCTCTGTCGAAAATTCCTTGGGACTCATGCTACCTCCGTGCTGTTGTGAAAAAGGCCACTTCCACAACGAAGCGGATTACGTTTTGCTTCACCTTCTGCATAAGAAGGGGTGGGGCAAGACCCTCGTTTCATAACTTCTTCCCCGGAGTATCCAGAGCGTTCATTTGCTTCCGGTAAATGTTGCCTTGAAGCTCAAGAAGGCACAACCGTTCGTATCTCGAAAGTTCCCGTGGAGCCGCCGTAACATCCCATGCATTCGTCGCTCCCTGCCACTGCTCCATCATCTTCGCCCCAAGGTGCAGGAAGATGTGGACGTACTCCGAAGGCATCGGGGCTTCCATGCACGCGCTCTGCAAATGGGCAAGCACATCAAGTTCAGACGCCAAGGCCACGGGGTCATTGCTTTTCGCATAGTGCTCCCCAAGATGAAGCATCCGGGCCAAGGGCAGTGCTTCTTTGATCCAATCGGCGCACGGCCACTGCCTATCAGACAAGACGACCGGAGCATAAAGCGCCCACGCCCTTTCTCTGGCAAAACGCCGCTCACCAACGGAACTTTTCCGCTTGGCCGTCTCTACTTGCATGTTCATTGTCAAGCCCCCAGCGCCATGAAGAGCGCCGGGAAGACGAAAAGGCACGAGAGAAAAAGAATCCCCCCGATCAGTTCTCCGATCACGTACCCCCACGATGAGTAGTCGGAAAAACCAAACCACCGCCGGGCACGCCAGAGGCGGCTTTTGTCTCGCCGGACACGCTCACGCAGAATCGGAGCAAAGTCTTTGCCGATCATGGCTCACCCCTAAATCGTGGGCACGTAGCTGTCGATGAGAAGCGGCGTCACCTTCTGGCAAAGCTCCACCGCCGCCTTGTTCCGCAAATCCACCCACTGCATACCGTCACGCTTGCCGTATTCCACAAGAAAGTGCTGCAAGACACGAATGACGTTGGCTTGGAGTGTCCGGTGCTGCCGGTGCATCGCGTTGACAAGCGCCTGCGCAAAGGCCGGTTCGTGAAGCCCGATGTTGTTGGTCTTGCCGGTAAAAAGAGAGACGATCTGCTCCGCCACGTCGCGGTAGGCTTCCACGTCCTCTTCATCGGGAATGGAGTTGAAGTGTCTCGGCATTGTCAGTCCCCTTCTCAAGAAGCTAACACGCCTCTTTCGGATTGTCAAGACGAAAATCAGCCTAGAAGCGCGAAATCCTTTACAACGTGACTGAGAGCGCCCCAAAAGGTGTCTTCCTGGCTGGGAAGTGTATTTGCAACCAGCGGAGAGTGCGCTAGCCGCTTTTTCGATACCCTCACCAGGAAAAGGCCCCGCCAAAAACCAACGGTGCCGATGTGCAGAAGCGACCCGTCCGGGCGTCTCTGCAACACCTTCCGATACCACGAGCCCTTTTCCTCCCCTTCCGTCTTCTCGCAAAGCCAGAAACGGGGAGCTACCAAAGCCGTGCCGATCATGGTCCGTGTCCTTTCCTTGCGGCTTCTTGCCGCCATGATTACAACGTAACACTTCTAAAACGACTTGTCAAGAAAAAAGTGCAAGCGATTGCATTTTTTCTTGACAAGCCGGAAAAGACGTGTTACGTTGCCCTCAGACACTAAGAAGGGGACCGACAATGCACGATGCCAAGACACTCCAAGTGGTGAAGCTGGGTTGGGCGTCCATTCGACACAAGGCGCTCTCCGTGATGCGAAACACCGCCCTTTCAACCGAAGAGTGGAAGCGACTCTGGCTGCTCTGCGATGGGTTTGGAATGCAGGATGAGGCGTTTGCGAATCAGGTAGAGTGGGATTGGTCTCACGTCCGCGATTCGTCCTACCCCGCCCTGCTCACCGTACTCCAAGCCCATCTCAGTCTCCACTCCCGCCTGCCCGTGGTGATTCAGCCCACGGATGCCTGCCCGGTGGACGAATTGGCCGTGCAAGGGATCGAGCGGAAGCCGGTACTGATCCGGCTGGAAGACTTACTCCCCATCGGGAAGGAGAACAACTAATGGGCTATACGCGACACCACGCCATCATCGTGACGACGTGGGACAAAGCAACAATCAAGGAAGTCCACAAGACGGCCAAGCGGCTCTTCCCATCGCAAATGGTGTCCGATGTGCTTCGAGGCACCATCAACGGATACTACACCGTCTTTGTCGGCCCGGACGGAAGCAAAGAGGGGTGGCCCGAATCCGACAAGGGGAACGCTCGGCGCGCTCATTTTATTGAACACCTGCACACCCTCTTCCTCGCGGCGTGGGTGGAAGTACAATACTGCGATGAGGAAGGGGACGAAAAAATCACGCGCTCTTCCATGAAGGAGGTGGCGTGCGAAAAGTGCAACAAAATTCAAATCCAAGTACCGGAAATCTTAGAAGATCGCCACGGCAAGCATCTTTGCCGGGAATGCGCGATTGAATTTGACGAGGAATCTTTGAGCAAGGAAATCTGAGATGGAACGCACGATCATGGTGGAAATCCGTGACAAGGACGGAGACCTTCGCGCCAAGGCCCGTTCCCGCAATGGGCAAGGGGCCGAGTGGCGTGTATTCTACTTCCCCCAGGGAGCACCGAAAAAGCCGGTATTGGCTTGTCCGAACCTTCAAGTACACAACGGCGCGACAAGCGTGGTGGACTACATGCTGACAATGGTGCAACTCTGCGACCAAAAGGGAGACACCACGCCGTCTGAGGGATGAACCATGAGTGTTCACGACGTTCAAATAATACAAGGCCCGGCGAAAACCGTTGCGGAGTGGTACGTCAACGGGGTACGCTGGTGAACCTGCTTGAAGCCAAGCAAAAAATTCATGGTGTCGTGACCGTGATTGAAATTCCATTCACCACGCTCACCATGTTCCGCGTTTGGTCGAACGGGAACTCCGCCCCCGTCTGCATTCAGTTTGAACACAAAGACACAAAACCACTTGCCCCAAAAGAACATCTTGAGACCATTCCGATTGCGCTTATCCTCTCCACAATGGAAGAGAAGCCGGAAGAGACGCTTTTCTTCTTGAAGCCCCCCGACCACTACGATCCGGCCACCGTATTTGCGGTGCGAAAAATGGACCTGATAGAGCGCCTTGAGACGGAAGGTCACTTGCAGGTGTATGAGACCGAAAAAATCATTCACGGAGAGACGGTGGAATGCGCCAACTGTGGTCAGACGCATTTCCAACACTACACCGTCACCGTGGACTCGTCTGGTGGGCGTGTATGCAAGCCTTGTGCGGAGCACATGAAAAAATCGGAAGTCTGCGCAAGCTGCGGGAAAGCCTTGGAATCGAGTGCCGACGTGCGGACGTGCGCAACCTGCAAGGGGCATTTCTGCACGCATTGTATAGAGCACTGCCATCACTGCGGACGACAACAATGTGACACATGCTACGCCGAAACCCACGGACACCGGCGCGGACACAATTACTGCGACGGTTGCCATGAAGAATTTGCGGAGTGTGATTTGATCCGCGAAGACGGACAATACCTTTGCCCGGACTGCTATGAAGCCCGAACGGAGTGGGATAAATGGCCTTTGGTATGATTGTCGGGGAGAAATCCCCCGCCTGTGCCAGTCCTGCCGCGATGATCCTGAGCATGGTCGGCTTGGTGACGTAGCATCCGGCGCGCATGTTGAGGCAGCACCAGCCACAGCGGTTGCAGATGAAGGCCAGCATCAGACCCCTTCGAGAATCCAGAACGGAATGAGCAGGACGATGTACCGCAGAATCCAGAAAAAGACGAGTAGGGGGAAGAGCAGGACGTGGTAGATCGCCTGCTTGAGTGCTCGTACCACCCTAAATTTTAGGGGTGGGGTCATTTTACACCGTGCTCCTTGGCACAGACGGCGCAGATCAGCCCCTTGCCGGTGAAGGCAACGAACTTGGAGCCTTCGTGAGTGGGACAGGATGCTTGATCTCCGGGTTTGGCCCCGGCGTCAAACGCGGACTTCCCACGGCGGATGGCGTCCACAAAAGGGTTGGAAGGTGGCGAAGGACGCGCACCCCGTTCCCGCACCAACTCCGCCAGCTTTGATGCGTCCACCCGGATTTCCGGTGTCTTCGCCATGCAAAAATCTCCTTCGTCTATCCGTGCAAGCGCCTGCACTATGTTAGAAGCACCACATCGCCACGGGAATGGGCTTCGATTACGACGTTGGGGGATTGCACCAGACGCAGAATGTCGGCTTCCGGCATCACCGGATCAGCTTCCACCGCGTCAAGGATAACCTGTCCATTCGCCAGCACCTTTGACGCCGGTATGGACACACCGCTTGGGGTGGTGATGGAAAAACGAGACGTGCAGTGCTCGTCCCCAAACCGGGTGGCACGAAGTCGGAAACCAACATCAAACTGAATGTCCAACCACGTCGTCTCGGTGCTCACGAAACCCCCTAGTCGAAAGGGTACACGCTCAAGCCGAGCAGCACTTGATTCGTTCGCCACGCCCGTCCGTAGGAAAGATTCAGGCTCACGTTGCGCACGAAACGCCAACTAAGACCAAGGGAAGCGTGGCTTTGCCACCAGTCCATCGGTGTGCCGAAGAAGCCCGCTTGCAGCCCGATGGGCGCACGAATCCATTTCTCGAAATTCAGGAACTCAAGACCGGCACCCACGCCGAAAACCGGGGTGTCGGCCAGGGCCACGCCACCGTCCACCCCAAAGAAGAAACGGGCGCGCGCCACCCGGTTGTCATAAGTGACGAATCCGGCAATACCGGCATCCACCAAGGCGCGATTGAACTCCGGGGTGAAACGAATGGCGCGGTGATCGGGGTCGGATTCCAAGGTTTGCGCCCGCTCGTTCCAACGCAAAAGGTCGGTGAGGACCACGTATTGATTCGTGAACTGATAGGGTATCTCCACCTGCCGGAAACAGGTTATGCAGTCGAGTGGCAGCGGCTCCGGTGTCGGTGTATTTTCGTGATCGGGCGGCGTACCCGGCGGTAAAGCCGTGGGGCCGCGTTCGTCACTGATCCGTACAACTCGTACCGTTGTTTTGGAGGGAGCATTTTCAATCTCCTGCCGCAATACATCGGCGGCACCTTCAAGAACCTCAATCTCCCGTTTGTATTTTGTGGTGTCAGCTTCAAGCGACGACAATTCCGCATGATGCTGCCCGTGTTCCGTCGTTTCCTGTTCGTAATTCCACCACCACAAGGCGTTCGTGACGATGCCGAGAAGGAGAAGGAGCCACACGCCGGAGGCCACCGGCCAACGCCTATGCCAGAGAAAACACTGAGACCAACCCTCGCCAAACTGAGAGGGCTGCTGTCCGTCCCGCTTCCCCGGTTCTTCACCAGCAATCATGGAATTTCTCCTTCATGTCATCCCTATCATAAACCTGTCCCGGCCATAATGCAAGAGTAAAGGCGTGTTAGAAACTTTGGGGGCCACCCGGTCGAAATCCTTTATCTTGTCCTCTGGACAAAGGCGCGACTCGTCGGAGGGGTTTGAGAGGGTTTGAGAGGGTTGGATGGGAGGTTTGAGGGCGTTTTCCTGGCCGCGATCACCCCCACGGGTACGATTTTTTCCTTATTCAAGGGCTTCCGGCCCCCTCAAAGCCCCTCTCGGAGTGTTTTTTGGTCCTACGCGCTCAGTTTTCTTGTCCTATGAACACACGGGGCATCCGTGGCGAACACTCCCGCCGAAACGCCTGATTTTCTTGAGAATTACCAACGTCCTATGCCCCATTCCCCTCCGGCACATAGGTTGAAAAACGATTAGAAAAAGGGACTTTTCAAATCGAGGGCCACCCCCGGACACTCCCCCGACCCAAACACAACGAAAAAGGCGTGAATTTGATCCGTGGACCCGTACAAGGACGAGGGCAGGACATGGCCTACGGCTCCGCGTGAAACAAGGGCGTGGGTGGGCATAGTCCCCGTGTGTGTAGGGTCTTGGCTACGTGAACACCCCCGCAAGCCCTACCTATCAGGTGGTCCTAGTCCCCGCACACGGGACACCGCCTGCTTACTGCCCGCCCCCCACCCCCGCTTTCCTTGCAAGGCTGCTTGACTTGCGCCCTGCCCCTGCGTTGAACTCGCTATGGACAAGGGAATGCAACACACCCCACCCCCTTCATGCGTCACGCTGCACAATCTAAAGGCATAAGTAGCGCAGGGTGACACCATGCAAGTGCTTGCACCAGAGCACGAGGCACAGTCCTCGTGGTGCGCATGGGTAGCTCCATGTCTTTGCGTCAGGAAAGAAGCAATCTAGGGGTTGAGGGTATCCCCACTCTCATGCTTTTCCGTGGGAACGGGAGTGTCCTGGGCAGAGGTAGGCACCCCACCCCCGGCTTGCGTAGGAACAGCCCTTTCCGCCTTCAACACCTTGGGAAGCATGGCGTAAGGCAGAGGGAGCCGTCGAATCAGGTTGAGTGCGGGGGTGGTCAACGCAGGTACTTTCATCACCCACCCGCACGGGTAAAGTCACGTCCGAACTGTCGTGCTTCCATCCGCAGGTTGTAGCCTCTCTGCAAGGCGGCAATGGCATTGCGTCTGCCTTGGGTAGCTGTGGCCGACTCACCGGAAGTCCGCGCTTCCGCAGCCCGTCGAGTAAGTGTGGCAATCTGTCCCCGCATCTGAGTGATGCCCCGCGACCCGGCGAAGTAGTGCCCAATCGCACCAATCTGTCCGTCCGTCGCCGTATGCCAGCCAGTGCGATTCACCGCATCCACGGCGTCACGGCCACGCAGGTACAGAGCACGGTTGTCACGGGCCACCTGAATCCTCAGTTGAAGCATGTCACCGGCGGGGATGGTCATACCGGAAGCCACATCCCTCTGTGTCCGCAAAAGCAGATCACGGCTCACCCGAAGCGCCCGGTCAACGCTTTCAGTGCTTCGAGTGGACCGAGCCATCTCCGAAGCCTGTCCCTCAAGGGTGGCACCGAGAGGACGATTGGCGGAAAGCATGGAACGAAGGTCAATCGCCCTGTTCCGGCGGACTTCGCGTGCGATCTCGGCGCGGTCACGCTCACTCTGCGTCATCCCACCGGCACCGCCCATTCCACCGCCAGCACGTCCTTTTCCCATCACAAACCTCCTACACGGCTATCCGCGCTCAATCCCACCAAAGACGCAAAGACCCCTTGGTAGAGTTCGGAATCGCCGCAAACCGCCACCTGCCCGGCCCTTGTCACCCATCCGTCAACCCCCATCACGGGCGTGTAATTGCGAACTCATCAGCGTATCTGACAGCTTGATCCAGCACCCTTGCCCGGTATTCGAGTACCTTGATGCGGCGTGCAAGCAAGGGATTTGAAGCCCCACGCATGGCCGCACGAATATCCGTGGCATCTTTACGCGCATGGGTCGCCAGCGCCCGCAGGTCTTCCCCGGTGTGCCGCAGCGCCAAACCGCGGGCCACACGCGCCTGTTCCGCCGGTCCCAATCGCCCCGGTCCCGGCATGGTGCGCAGCACCTTGAAGGTGATAGGAACGATCCCGGCCCCGCGCTGTAAAGCCAACGCCCGCTCATACACCTTCAAGGAAGGCTCAGACGCCAACCGTGCAGGAGAACGCCGCGGCAACGTGTTCATTGCCGCCCGCTCCCGCTCCGTGAAGGCCCGCAGATCACGTCCGGGGATGGTCAGAGCAAGATGCTCCGCCAACTTTTCCGCAGCGGCCTTTGTGCGCTTCTCGGAAACCCCGCCGATCAACTGGCTCGGCAGAGAAGGCACAGCGCGATTCATGTTCGCAGCGGCCCCGCCGCCCATCCCACCACCTGACCGTCCTTTGCCCATGCGCTACTCCCGTGCAGGTGCCCGCACTCAATCCCACCAAAGCCGAAGCTGTCCGCGGAACGGACTAACCTTCGTGCGAACGGCGGTTCCGGTGGCGTCAAGCAAAGCATTGCCCCGACGACCCCGCACGATCTCCCGCGCATCCTTCGGCACAATCCACTTCTCATCCGCCGTGCGCCCGTGCCGTGTCATGAAGGTCCGAAGCTGTGCCTCCGGCCCCTTCACGTAGAGCACCGGGGAATACTCACGCCCGAATTTGAAGGAGAGACCGGCAAAGGCAGGATCACGCATCGCCGCAGCCATCGTCCTGAATCGGAAGGCGTTGTACGTCGGGCTTCCGGTGCCCCGCGCTCCGGCCATGACCATCTCAGCCGCAGCCGCCCCCTTGTAGTAGCGTCGGGAATAAACTCCGTGCATGGGACCGATACTGCCGTTGAAAATCTTTTCCACACGGTCAACGTCACGCGCCGCGGCCAAGGAAAAACCACCACCGGCGGGACGTACTCCCGGCGCTCCGCCGCCTGCTCCACCTGTGCTTCGTCCTTTGCCCATTACCGACCGCCACTACGCTTTAGTTCGTCCCGAACAGCCTTGTCGAACCGCGACAACCACGCAGCGTGAGACCGCCTCGCCACATCATCACCCTTTTCACGACGAATGCGATTCGTCTTGTCTGCTTCTTTTTGAGCCGTTGTTCGTCCAACGCCGTACTCCTGACCAGAAACAGCTTGGATGGTTGTGTACCAAGTACGCCCATCGTTTGAGAGTGTTATTGGCATATACCCGTAACGCACCAACACCAGTGGTTTAGTATTTACTGCTCCACCCACACCACCCGCGCTTCGTCCTTT